CAATTAAGTTCTATATCTTCTCAGGTGATAAGAAGATAGAGATTGCTACTGAAGATGTTAACTTCAGGGATATGACATTCAAAAGGATTCATATAGACGGTCAGCCTACTTCCCTCACTACAGACATGGGTCCGTTATGGGAGCCATGGATGGCTATAAGAGAGTGGGTGTCCAACAGTATAGATGAGGGAGCCTATAATGTAATCACAGATACTGATAGTGTTTCAGGTCGTGAGGGTTACACAAGGTTCTATGTAGAACACGACCCATCTATAAAAGAGATGTTAGATAATTGGAATAGCTACTTTACTTTTGATAGAGAAGATAGTATCACCACTGCTGCAGATGGTAAGATATTCTCTCAGATAGATGAGAACAATGCTCTTGTATTATATCGTAAAGGTATAAGAGTGTTCTTTGATAAAGGTGTAACATCACTGTATCAATATGATCTTAGCACATATGAGATCAATGAGAGTAGATTGATAGATAGTATTCATAGTGCCGAGTATAAAACTGTGAGGTATCTCTCTAATATGAATAATGTATCAGTGGCTAGAAAGATACTTAAAGATGCTTGGATAAATAATCATTGGGAAGCTAGACTGCCTTGGAGATATGGAGCTTCAATGCTAGGTGCTGCATGGAGAGAGGCTATTGACAACCATGCTATCATTGTAGATAATGTATCAGGATACTTTGTAGACATTCAACAGAGTAGACCTTGCTACATTGTATCAATAGAGATGGCACAGCAGATCAAGAGATCCTTCTCAGATATTAAGATATATGGTATGGATGACTCTGGTGATACAGTTGGGTTCAAGAAGGTAGAGACTACTGCTAAGCAAGACTTCTTATTAAAAGATTGTATTAAGTTCTGTGATGATACTCAATACAATATTGAATACCCTATAGAGATAGTAGAGTTTGAAGAGATGGCTACGCTTGGCAGAGCCTTTCAAGGTAAGATACTCCTAGCTAGTAGACTGTTTGAAGAAGGTAGGAAGGAGATAGTCAGGACATTGATAGAAGAGAATGAACATCTTAAGACAGGGTACAAAGATTGTACAAGAGCATTTCAAAACCATCTGTTCAATCTATTCCTTACAGAAAAGGAAGAGAGGTTCGGATATTTTCTATAACAAATAAAATAAAAAGTTATGTTAAAGTTAACAAACATTGAAGAGTACGCTGTAACAACTTACTACTCTTGTACAGTAGAAGATTCTAATGGTAAGGAGTTTGAATTTACTATGAAAGAAATAGATAACCACGACATTCGTTCATCTACCCACGAAATAATATGGCTTGATGAAAAACCGGAAGGAGAGATTGATGATGACTTCTTAGTAGACTTGTGTTATAAAGTAATGCATGACGATAACAATTAAAAACAAATCACATGAAAGTATCAACATGCTGCGGTGCTGAAGCTACCGATCCAGTAATGCTAGACTACGGTATATGTCCTGACTGCAAAGAACATTGCGAGTTTGAAGACTATGATTCTGATGATGATCAGATCTACAATAACTTCAATCACGAAGGCGGCATTAAATTTACAAACAATTAAAAACAAATCACAATGGGTACACCACTGTTACACGCTAAGTCTACAGTAAGAAAGTATGGCGGAGAGATTACTGATTACATTGCCATTCACCGATGGTTCGATTCAACCAAAGGTAACATGCCTATGTTCAAGCATAGGGCTATCTTGCACAACTCTTTCGGGATGCTCTTAGCTGAGCAGGTCTTCGGTGACTATGTTACTAACTCAGAAGGTAAGATGGTTGAGGTAAGACAGATTGCCTATGATCATATCTATGAGGACTGTGGCTTCTTACCTACCGTAGAAGACTGGCTGAAACATATTCAAGTCCAACCTTGGATGATGAAGGCAGATGAATCTAGGAAGGTAAGAAAGGAAATAGATTTAGAAGAACTAAAACAAAAAGAAAATGAAGGACAAACAATTAGATCTGCGACAGTGGCTTGATGCCTTAGCGACTGAGGGTAAGGAGATTAAAGTTACTTGGGAAGGGGGCAATGATTCAGGAGGCTATAATCTATTTGTAGATAGTGAACAGGTTAACTATGGAGATGCATTCTTTGATGAGGTCATAGATTTCGTATCTGATACTATAGACTATGGGTCTTGGGCTGGTGATTACTTTGCTGATGGGGCTGTGTATTATAATAAAGATGAAGGGTCTTTCATTGGAGAAGGTAAAGATACGACATCTGATGGAGGTTGTTTGGAAGGCATATCTATTGAGATTAGAGTTCCTAAATATTTAAACTTCGACAGTATTGAAATACATACTGAAGGTACACATTGTTGGGATGAGCTAGATGCCAGCTTCAGATTTGAGATAGCCAATGGACCAGTATTTAAAGAGCATTCTGAGATTGAGAAGTCTATGGAATCTTACATACTGGAATCAATAATCCATACTTTAGAAACAGATGATGCCTGCAAAGATGAAGAGATAGGATGGGTGTACAATGACTGGTCTATACCTAGAGAAAAGTTTGAAGAAGTGGGAGATAGTCTGGTGTTTATTATTGATAGCCTAGATTTTACCTACAACAATACAGTCCATCAATCCTATCACATAACAATAAACGAAGAACAATGAACAACAAACAAAAAGCAAAAGAGTATGTAGCTAAGTTAGTATCTGAGGGTGCTAAAGAAATCAAGGTCACATGGGAAGGAGGTAATGATGAGGGATCTTATTATCTATACGTAGATGGTAAAGATACTGATATAGACTGGAATAAGAAAGATGGTGCCTATGATCTTATTGACTTCATAGGAGACGAGATAGGATATGGATCGTTTGCAGGAGAATTCAGCACTAACGGTGAGGTTGTATATGATGTAGAGGAAGGTGCGTTTTTAGGTGATGACAGCTATGAAGAGCAGCAAGAATTCACTTACAAGTTTAGAAAACCTTTAGTACTTACTGTACCTAAGGATCTATGGTTTGATACCGTAGAGGTAGATATGTCAGGGTATGATGATGACATTGATGTATCAGTAAGACTGTCTGTAACAAACGGTCCTGTTGTACAAGAACATATAGACTTTGAAAGCGACTCTGTTACAGCGTTAAATGTAATTGCTAATCAGTTGTTCGATGATGTAGATGAGGTTAGGGACCTATGGTTTAGTGGAGCTCCTGTCAGAAGAGAGGACCTAAGTGTTGATGAGAAAGGCAATCCATATTATACACTAACAGAGCTTATGTACAGCAAGTATGTAGGAGAAGATAAAGAAATAAGAATTCAATTATAAACCACAAAACAAAAGCAAATGAAACAGTTCGATTTCAAGACAGCAAGTTATACCGTATCAGGTATGCCTAACATGACGCTAGATCACGCCATGCGTCTATGGAAAACAAAGTTCCCATCCTATGAACACTTTCGTAGGGCAGTCATCAAGTCAGAAGCATTGAAAGACTTCGGTGAGTTCATGCAAGAGATGTGGGATGAGATTACTCAGATCACCACAAAGGAAGCATTCGAACAGAAGAACGCAGAGATGCGCAGATTGTACTTCGATTGTATCGGAGTCATCGAGTTGTTCAAGGCTGCTAATCCAAAGCTACTTGACAAGCAAGTGATCAAGAAGAAGAGGACTAGATGGGATGAGAAGAACGATCCATATGAGTATGAGTTCGAAGACTTGTATGAGTTGTATTCTATTGATCCCAATGAGTTGTACAAAGACACTGATGATCAGAACGTATCTAGGTGGAGGGCTCGGACTAATTACATTGCAGTAAGATGTTGGTGTACATCTACTCAGCGTGAGTACTGGATCTATGTACCTGAAGAGCAGGCTTTGAAAGAAGGGTTCAGAACTTGGGATGATAACAAAGAGTATGATGCTGTCAAAGGTATAGCTTGGACTATCCGGATTGACATAAAGAATCCAGAGAAGATCTATCGCCAGGGTGATATCATCATTGCTAAGGAGGGGCCTAACTCTACTAAGACTACTCCGTATCATCTAAGTAAAGAACAGTATCTATCTCTTATGTATTCTGAAACCTAGTAACATGGCAAGAAGAAAAGAGCCTCAGTATTTCTACGCTGTACTTGAGACTCCTTATCTATCTAAGGAGGACTTATGGGATTACAGACCTAAGAAGGTAGTGATAGTTCTAAGCGACTATGATGTAGCTCAAATCGAAAAGTATATAGAATTTACAACCACTAAAGATAACAATAGGGAAAACAGAAACTCAGAGGGAATTGGTATATCTGTAAAGTATCCTGTAGAAGCGGAGCTTATTATCTATATAGATCCAGACAATTCTATGTTTGATGAGAATTGTGCATTCGATCCTTCCGCAGGAGGTATTCATATATGCGGTGACTATATGTATTATAAGATGGCAGACTACAATGATAACTGGGATATGGCTGAGGCTGAGTTTGAGTTATCATATTTGAAACCCATGAAAGAGTGGTGCTTAGATGTAGAATTAAATAATTTAGAAAATTAGAATTTATTTATTAACTTTGTTTTTAACAATCAAAACCCAATAAAATGGCAAAGAAGAATGCAAGTAAGAAGACAGCTAAGACAGCAAAACGTTTGTGCCTCGGTGAAGGTGAACACGTTTCAGCAGTGACAGGACAGATGATCAAGCACATCCTTGACTCAAAGAAAGAGATCGAGTATGAAGCAACAGCAGACAGTATCACCTTCATGTTAAACGAGATGGGTGTTCTCACTCACGACGAACATGATAGAATGGTGTTTGAAAAAGGAACCTACCACTCTTACAACCAGGTAGAGTTTAATCCTTTGGACCAAACTATCTCAAGAGTGTTTGATTAGTTTAGTTGGTTGGTTGTTTGTAAGGGGGCAGGAGAAATCTTGTCCCCTTTTTTATTACATTTAAAACATTAGTTATGGAAGCCATAGAAACAAAACGTATAGGAAAATACGAGATAGAAATTATCCCAGACAGTAATCCAGAATCTCCAAGGGAATGGGACAACCTAGGTACAATGGTTTGTCAGCACCGTAGGTATAACCTAGGAGATAAGCATGACTACGATCTCAATGATTGTAACAGTTGGTTAGATGTACAGAAAGAATTAGGATACCCTCCAATCATACTCAATCTATATCTGTATGACCATAGCGGTATTACAATGAGCTGCAAACCTTTTGGTGACAAGTGGGATAGCGGACAAGTAGGATTCATCTTTGCTACTAATGAGACTTTAGTTAAAGAGTATGGTAGAGTAGATGAGGAGGTCATTAATAAAGCACAGTCAGTATTAGAAGGAGAGGTTAAAACCTACGATCAATATCTTACAGGAGATGTATACGGATACAAGATATATGAACTATCTACTTGTGATCATGGTCATGAACATATGGAAGAAGTAGATTCTTGCTGGGGATATTATGGGGAGGATAGTTGTATGGAAGAGGCAGAGTCTATTGTTAATTCACTAATAAAACACGATCAAGATGTTGAACAAACTCGTTATCCCTGACATTGAATTTGATTTTATATATGAGAAGGACTACTACAAGGCTAGGAGTTCTGGGTATATAGATGATTATAAAATGGCCAGGGTCCTCCGTAAATATTCTGATGGGTCTTCTATAGATTACCCTTGTCATAATAAGGAAGAGTTCTTAAGTGAAATAATGAAGCATCACATATCAGAAGACTTAGTATCTTTTGAAGCCTATCAATCAGTACACTCATACGACATTAATGATTACGATTAAAACCAAACAGTTATGCAACACCAAGTTCCATGTAGAGGTTGTGAGACAACCAAGGAAGAAGCGTATGTAGAATTAAGACAAGATGCATACGGGTACTCAACAGGATATTACTGCGATGATTGTTATGACAATAACTATCCTTATAGAAAGGATAGGTACTATGACGAGTCATACGCAGGAGAACGTTTAGAAGATGATTATTAATATACAAAAAACAAACAGTTATGGAAATCAAATTAACCCCACAAGAATCAGAAGAGTATTTTTACAATGCACTATGTAATGGATTAGGCTATGTAACCTCAGGGTATGGACTAAGTCTGGACTTCTCAGACGATGACTACGGTGAGGCTAAGACAAAGTTATCTAAGGAATCCCCAGGTAAGTTCCTAGCATTTGAAGATGTCCTAATGGAAATGCTAAGGATGGGTAAGACCTTGACCTTATTAGATGATGAAGGAGAAGGAGATAACGATGCTACAATTAGTCTCAAAGAAGTTCATGAGAGATTATCTAATGCTCCCAGCAGACATATTATAGATATGATGAATGAGAATGATGATGCAGAAACAGCAGACGTATTCATTCAGCAAGTATTTTTTAATGAAATAATATTCGGATAATATGACAAAGCTATCAGGTGTTGACCATCTCAATGACTATGATTTATTAAACTGGATATTAGAACAAGAGGCTCCTTGGAGAGAAGAGTTGAACAAGCTATCGAATGCAGCATCTCTTCAAGAGTTAGTAGATTTTGTAAGAAAAAATTATCAAACAATAAAACAACTAGGAAATGAAAAAGAAAGAACTCGTAGAAAAGCTTAAAGCAGCAGGAACAGTATCATCAAATGTCTTTATCCCTGTATCAGATGTAATCAAGATGGTTGAAGATCTTGAGACAGAATCATCTGAACTAAGTGCAGATGTCATAAGTTATATTGCACGAGAGATAGTAAAAGAACTTGATCGCAATGGGAGAGATGTCATTAGTGACTTTGAAATAGATACAGATGTTAGTGGAAATACTGTAGAAATTTCTATATCAGATGTGTCTTTTGATAGCTATGAAATAGAATCTATAGTTGATAATGCTTTTGAAAAATTCACAGCAAATAAAGAAGAGTTTAACCAAGACGAAAACAATCAATAACTATGGGACAATACTATAAAGCAGTATCTTTAGATACTAAACAATTCGTACCGCCATTTGGTGCAAAGTTAATGGAACACTCTTGGGTAGGTAATTCCTACATGGTACACGTACAGCAGTTACTAGCTCCCGGTAATCCATGGCACAAGACTAAGATAGTATGGACAGGAGATTACTCAGACAAGGAGTTGTTCACAGAAGATCCTGAACGTAACCTATATGATCTGGCTGCAGATGAGTTCACAGACCTTTCAAACACTCCTGTCATAGACGGACCTCAGACTAAGTACATTGTAAATCATTCTAAGAATGTGTACATAGACTTATCTGAAGTCCCAGGTGTTACGGTTTTACACAATGATGAAGAGGAGTCTGGGTGGAAGATACATCCATTATCTATTCTGACATCCTCAGGCAATGGTAGAGGTGGTGGAGATTATAGAGATGATGATGATACTAATGTAGGTTCTTGGGCTGGTGATGTTATCTCCTCTGAGTATGATGAGCCTACTGGTATGGATAAGTTCACAGCATTTTTTACGGAAGATTAAAACAAACAACATGAAGCAAGAACTTTTAGATCAGATCAAAGTAATTATCGCAGAAGAGTTTGGAGTGCTCCCAGAAATGCTTATAGGAAGTAGACAGTCAGACTATGTATCCACAGCTAGACATGTGCTTAGCATGACGTTATACAACCTTGGGCTATCTACTGTAGCTGTTGGTTCTATAATAGGTAAGGACCACTCTACGGTTATACACTCAAAGAAAGTTTATTATAATCTATGTAGAACAGATGAGTATTATAAACTTAAAGCAGAGGAAGTAGAGAGGAAAGTTAATGTCTTAATTTTTGGATAACAATACAAATAATATAAAATGATACAGGTTGGAGTAGTATTAAAAGTTATAGACTTAGTAGCTGGAGCATTCGAAGTATCTGCAGATGCCATACTATCCTCTTCAAGAAAGTTAGGAGTAGTTAAAGCAAGGCATACGGTATATAAAATACTTCACGTACTTGGGAACAAGAAGGTTCACATTGCAAAGAGTTTGGATAGAAACCATACTACAGTTGCACATGGTTTAGTAGAGTTTGACAACTTATATAACTTAGATGATGACTTTAGATCTAAAGCAGATCTGGCAATGAAACAATTAATAAAAACCAAATATGAAGAAGACACAGACACTACTGAAGTTCGGAAAGGGTAACGCTAAATTATCCAAGGACATCTACACCTTCTCTCTGCCGGCAGGACACAGCTGTCCATTTGCTTTTGAATGTAAGGCTTCCGCCGATCGATCAACAGGAAAGATCAAGGACGGTAAAGACCAAGTATTCAGATGCTTTGCCGCCTCTCAAGAAGCATTGTATACTAACACTAGAACTGCTAGGTGGCACAACTATGACCTACTTAAGAGTCTTAAGACAGTTAACAAGATGACTGATCTTATTGTAGAGAGCTTGCCTCCTAAGGCTAACACAGTTAGGGTACACGTATCAGGGGACTTCTTCTCACAGATTTACTTTGATGCTTGGATGGCTGTGGCTAGATTATTTACTACTAAGAAGTTCTATGCCTACACCAAGAGTATCCCATACTGGTTAGAACGGAGGGATAACATACCTAAGAACTTTAACCTTACAAGTTCTAAGGGAGGCAGATCAGATGTACTGATCGATCTTAACAAGCTTAAGTATGCTGAGGTAGTGTTCACTGAGGAGCAGGCTAAGGAGCTTAAGCTGGAGTTGGATCATGATGACAGCCATGCATACGATGGGAAGAAAAGCTTTGGTCTACTGATCCACGGCTCCCAGAAGAAAGGGTCGGAAGCATCCGTAGCTCTAGGCAATCTAAGAAAGAAAGGTATCAAAGGTTATTCAAAATAAAAACAAACATCATGAAAGTATCAGAACTAAAAGAAGGTTACCACATGTTTGGTAACAAAGGTAACGTATGGAACAACACAGCACACATTGCTAAGTCCGGATTCTACAGTAGTACACTATGTGAAACTCCTATGCTAAGTACTAACTGGGCTAGGATAGAAGAAGTACAAGAGATAGGATGTCCAGATTGTTTAAAGATTTATAATGAAGAAAACAAATAACTATGGTACAAGATCTTTATTTTAAATACGACAGCACAGCTCGTATTAAGTTTAAGAAGAAGAATGTATTCGAGAATGATATGATGCCCGGCATCTATAGGATCAGAACAGAGAAGCTAGACTTCATGATTCCTAGTAAGTTAGTTCTCATAGAAGAAGATAATGCATTCATTCCCAATACCTTCTATCAAAGAGTATTAGAGAAGCTCTACTTTCAGAGAGCAGGAATGTAACCTAATTTTTTATTGTGGTTAGTTACCCCGGAGTGTTTCTACACTCTGGGTTTTTTTATTTAAGATATCTTTATTATATTTGTAATATAAATTAAACAACATGAACAACAATTATTCGTTTTTTCTATTCAGCCAGCTTTACAGTGTTACCCATCCTAACGATCCAACTCCTTACGATATGTTGTTTGGAGATTTACAGAAGTTGCATTCAGATTTTGAAGAGTCTTTGTATAATGATTCAGACAAGGGGGAGTATGAGTGCATGGTAGACTTTCTAAATTCTTACAAGGATATTATAATCAAGCCTGCTAAAGAAGAGGGCAAGGTATTGTTACTTGATCGTGGATCTTTTATAGACTGGTTCTTTGATGAGGATATGATGGAGACTTTTGTTTACGACTATGATGTTGCATCGGATTTAGCAACTGAAGGTAGGTTTTCTATAACAGCACAAGCCTTATTAGATGCAGTAGGATATCTCCCAGCCTCAGTAGTATCTGAGTTGCAGACAGAGGTATACCTAAATGAAGACGATGAGGTTGATACTGACAAGTATACTGAAATAAAATTTGCAGAATGAAAAACATAAGAGTAAGATTCAATCTAGCTAGGGGTAAGAACTACATGAAGTGGAAAGTAGAGTACCCTGATAAGACTGTGGCATACTACGACATAACAGAAGTGCAGTTAGTAATGAGTAACTGCAAACTAAAGAACTATCGTAGTGTAGCTGAGAAGATACACAAGGGGGCTAATAAGTCTGTGTGTGCTTGGGTATTGTGTGAGGACTTGTTTATAAAACAAGGAGACTTCCTTAAAGATGAAGGGTATGATAGAGTTAAGTACAATCCTAGGGAGACGCCTAACTGGGTGTACAAAGGTGAGGTCGCTGATGGTGTGTCCTTTCAGACTATTGTCAGTATTGACTACGGATTATATTGTATGATTAAATAAAAAACAAACAATGAAACAGTTAGAGTTTGACTTTAATGAAAGAGAAAAACAAACAGGAGTAGACTGGCTAGTTGAAGAATTAACTAGACAGAATATGTACATGTATCTATTCACTAAGGAAATAGAACAAGCCAAAGCAATCGAGAAAGAGCAAATGCTTAATTTTTACTATTGGATGAAAATTAATGATAATGAAAAAAATGCTGAGATATTCTTTGGGTTTAGTGATTCAGATATGATAGATCAATATTTTAATGAAACATATAATAAATAAACTATGACACCAAAAGAAAAAGCAGAAGAGCTAGTAGATAGGTTTCATATAAAGGTACACGTATCTTTTGTTGAAAATTCAATACCATCTGTTGTAAATGCATTAATGTTATATGATTCAGCTAAACAATGTGCATTAATAGCAGTAGATGAGATAATTAATACTAATCCCAAAATAACAATAAATTGGGCTTTTAGTGGTATTCAAGAATTTGATAATGTAAATTATTGGCAAGAAGTAAAGAAAGAAATAGAAAAATTATAAACTATGGCAAAACAGACAGCAGTAGAATGGTTGCAAGAATTATATAATAGCAGACCAACATATGAGGAATTTATAATGGAAGATGAATTTGAACAAGCCAAAGAAATAGAAGAACAAAGAATCAGAGACGCCATCATGCATGCCTTAGATGAGGACGGCCATACAGGAGACTGGAAAATAAAATTCGTTAACGATTATATCAACAATTTAAAACAAACAAAATGAAAAAAGCAACAGCAATTTTAGGCATCATCCTATTGGCAGGGTGTGGACTATTCAGGAACAGCTCAGTGAAGCATGCATCAAAGAAAGATTTCACTGTAAACCATGATGTAGTTGTGTACAAAGGTAAACCTTTTGCAAAGCTACAGGCAATGACATGGTCTCTAGATGGCGGAGAGTTAGTAAAGGAGTTCAACTTTCAGCTAATAGATTCTAAGGATCTATCTGTGATTGGAGGTATGATAGACTTTCTATCTGACAGGCATCAGGGAGATGAGATTGAAGTAGAGTTCAATATAGAAAATGGTAATAACGATTTTAAATTATAACAAAACAAACAATAAACACAATCAGTTATGGCACACAACTTAAACGAAACAAACGGTAAGGTATCTTTTGCAGCTCGCGGAGAGAAAGCATGGCATGGTCTTGGACAGTATGTATCAGAAGCAATGACTTCAGAACAAGCTATTGAACTTGGTGGATTGAATTACACAGTAGAGAAGCGTCCTCTCTATGCACCAGGTTGGGCTGGCACAATGGTAGAAGCAGAAGGCCACTATGGTAATGTAAGGACAGACACAAATGATATCCTTGGTATTGTTAAAGGTAGGTATAGTATTGTACAAAACAAAGATGCCTTTGGATTTTTTGATACCATCATTGATAAGGGTGAGGCTATCTTTGAGACAGCAGGAGCTTTAGGTAAAGGTGAGAGGATCTTTGTGACAGCTAAGCTTCCAGAAGATATGCTAGTGCATGGGGAGAGAGTAGAGAAGTATATCATGTTGACTAACTCTCATGACGGTACCAGCAAAATCATTGCAGGATTCACGCCTATCAGAGTAGTATGTAACAATACCCTCACAGCAGCCCTTAAGAACATCGACAACAAGGTCAGCATCTCACACACTGCATCAGCAGAGAGTAGATTGAAAGAGGCTTCTAGGGTCATGGGAATAGCTTCTAAGTACATGGATGAAGTGAACATGACATTCGATAGTATGACTACCAGGAAGCTATCTGATCTAGAGATGAAGTACTTCATTGAGACTGTGATGAAAGGTAATGTTAAAGAGGATAAGTCTGACAAGGAAGCCTCTACTAGGATGAAGAACCTTGTAGATCAGGTGTACTCTTTTGCTATCAGTCATCCTACTCAGACTACTGAGGCTGCTTACAGGACATTGTGGGGAGCTTACAATGGTATCTCTGGTTACTATAACTTCCTTAAGGATTATAAGAACGCTGATCAGAAGATGAAGGATATGAACTATGGATATGCCAACGATAAGATTTCTAAGGCATTTGATCAGGCTGTAGTAATGCTTTAGTGTTTGATCAGTTATGAGAAACAATAGCGAACTATGGGAAAGATTTGAGAATGATCAACCTATAAAAAAGAAAAAGAAAAAGAAGAAACCTAAAAAGAAAAAGGTAAAAATTTTTTATGGATATAACACAAACAAATAACATATGAAGCAAGAAGAGTATTGGAATGGTTTTATTTTAGGACTATTTGTAGGGGGTATTATGGGAATTGTAATACTCAACCTAGTTCAAAAAGGTATAATCTAAAAACAAATAACATGAAGAATAGTAAGAAAGATAAAGAAACTTTTGTAGTGGAGACATATTCTAGACAATCAGTATTTGCTGAACTTAAACAGTTTGACCCTTTGTTCTCTAAAGAGACTGACTACATTGAGATTACAGAGTGGGCTAATGGTGAAGGTCTTGATATTAATATAAACACTACACAGGATCATAGCTTCCACTTAACCTGGGGGCAATGGGATGCAATCAAGTATTTAATTAAACAACTAAATAAAGCAATATGATAACAGTAAAAGATCTTATTGAAAAACTACAGACAGTAGATCCCGATCTAGTGGTACTTGTTCCTGGATACGAAGGAGGTTTCCGGGAAGTTGTATTTAGTAACTACGTAATCAAGTTCCAAAAAGATAGGAATGATGAGTGGTACTACGGACCTCATGAGGAGATATATGATGGAAGGCCAGAAGATTTTCAAGGTATTGTACTTTAAAACAAACAACTATGGAATATCAAGAAGGAGTCGTAAGAGTAGAAGTTGTAGATGAGAATGGACGGTCTTATGTTAATTGGAATAAAGATAACATAGTTCATATATCAATACAAGATGAAGGTAAGACTTTGAAAGTGTTTATTGCTAAAGTAAAAACTAATGGAGAAGATACTAATAAATAAGAGAAGGATGTGCCGGTTAGTGATGTTTCTTTATTTTTACCCTTTTAATTATGAACCAAAGAAAATTTAGTCAACAGCTGTACGATCAGTACATGAAGCAAGGAGGAGACTGTTACTATTGTAAGAAGGAGTTCCCTTATGATGAGATCACTAGGGATCACTTCTTGCCTATATCAGAAGGCAATACATTAGTAAACAATAAAGTCTTTGCCTGTAGGAAGTGTAACAGTTTGAAGGGGGATAAGTCTATTGAGGAGTTCAAAGACTTTCTTCTATTTAAACTAACTGGTATTCTTAGGGAGGTGGTAGATAACAATTGGATTATGACACAGAAGCAACTGGACAAGTTTACTTGGTATAGTAGGATTCTTAAAACTCTAGGAGAAATAATTGATAATGACAACAAACCTTTAATTATCTTTACGTAAACAAAAACCAATCATATGAGTATTTTAGATTTTGATCCAAAAGAGTTTAAAGAAGCCTTAGAAATAGGCAAGGCTAATGCAAAAGATACTGGAAAAACTATAGAGGAGTATATGAATATATCTCTACAGTCTCTTCTATTTTTGGGTAGGAATATCAAAGACAAGCCAGAACTTTTAGAAGTTGCTATCTTCAATATTAGATTATGCTACACATACTATATGCAAGAAGAGGATTATATTAAAGTAGCCCAGATTGTTGAGTTTATTGTTGGCATAGAAGCTAAAGCTGCTGACAAAGTAGTTGACAGTACTATCATTGATGAGATAACTATAAACCTCAACTAATTATGAGCGACCTACTGATAGATGATGAGTTTAAGAGTGATAAGTTTTCAGTATCATTGAATGAGTTACTGTTCAGTAGACCGTATAGGCCCAACATTAAATCAGTAAGTAAGCTTCTAGATGACAATGGATACTTCGGTAGATATAGGATCGAGCCTATATATGACAAGAAGTTCAGAGCTGACTCTACTATTAAGGTACACGTCTACCTTGTAGATAGTGGGTACACCTATACTTGGCCATACAATACATTCTTTGATATGGATAAGAAATCCTTCGGACACAACAGGAAAATACCTAGAGGGGTATTCACAGACAAGTTTATGTTTGGGTACTGTGTGAGGGTGTTATCTGTGATGTCCACTCCTATAGAGATGATAGAACAACCTATGTCTTATTACGATGCGCTCTGTTTGAAGTGCATGAGTATTATAAAAGAAGGTAATCACTCTGCGGAGGACTGGTCATGGATCATATGTAAGAATCACGGTAGCTTTGGACAGAGGCCATACTATGATAGGGTCATACCTTTTCTGATAAGACTAGGTCTTATAATGAATAACAAGTTTAGGATTATAGGACATGAGGATCCTGAAGAGTACACTTCTAATATGTTTGATATAGATTACTGGCATAACATTTAAACTTACAATTATGGTATATACATTACTTATTACCTTTCTTTCCTTATTCGTTTTATTTATATTGATGTGTTTGATTGAGGAATACATTATCCCCAAGTTATCCACTGACTCCATGTTTAAAAAGTGGTGGCGTAATCATATTATAGGGAACTACACTGGACCTGAAGATATGTGGTAGGGCTTACTATAGATATAATGTTCTGTATCTGATGCACATATAGAACAGTAGTATTGCTAAATGTCCATATGCTATTGTCGTTGTATATGATACCTCTTGAGTTGTAGAACTTACCTCCGAGTAATATAGACATCCCTATCTCTTTATGGTATGGGTTGTCTTTTTCTCTAGCTACGGTAAATCCCATCTCCTTCATTAGTTGTACAGTTATTTCTAACGGCTTCATGTCGTGCCATTCAAGAAAGTACGTTTGACTATCAGCGTACTCTGCCAGTATTCCTTTCTGGTTTATTTCTATTACCCTGGCTATTTTTTTCTGCCAATCTTGAATGTAATTCCCCAGTTGATATGTTTTCATAATCCTGTGTGTTTCCTAAAAAATCAAAGTCCCTGTAAAAATATGTCTGCATTTGTGAGTTGGGTTTTTTGCTTTTGAGGGCAAAAGGTATAAAAGAGAAAGAGGGGTTAATTATCCCCCCTCTTCTTTATGTAATCTATTCCTCCAAATACCAACCATGCTAAGCTACATAGGATTGATATGCCCATTATAATAATCCCTACCATCCTACTAGGTTTGTATCATCAGACCATATAGGAGTCTTCTCTCCCATATATGACCCTTCTACGTTATAGTAAAAATGTTCCATAGCATCTTCTTCACTCATGCCTTCTTCTATTAATATCTGTATAGACTTTGATATGGAATATATAAGTCTTTCTGATCCTGGATGATATCCTATAATGGCATCATCGAACCCATCTGCTATTAGAAATTCAGTGTCTGGGTGTGCTTCTATCAAGGCTTCTAACATTGTCATATATTATGGTTTTATGAAAACTCCCCACATATAGAATAGGAACTTTTCGTATTCAAGTTTTTCTAATCCGTTATCTGTTACTGCTTGTTTGATAGAGTCGTAAGAACATTCAAACATATAGGGCCATTGCCAATAGTCTTTAGCTTCAAAGAATAGCTCTTCATAACTCTCATCTTTATAGTCGTGGAGTATTATAACATCTCCAGACTTAAGGTATTTTGAGAACTCTATGAACTCTTGAGTCTTATTACCTCCGTCACATATCATAAGAGTCCTACCCGGTCTTTCTATGTATGATTTAATATCAGCATACACCTTTGGATCAAAACAATCTCCGATCCTAAAATCTATCTCTTCTCTTTTCTTTTCTAGCTTTGCTTGGTTTATCTCTGGAGCTATGTCATACGATACGAAGAATGCTCCGTCCTTTCTACTATCATACAAATAACTAGACAGTCCTCCATTGTAAGATCCTATCTCCACTATGTTATCAAACTTGCTTAGCCAATCTTTATTGAAAGCCATGTATATTCCTAATACCTGGGATATCTGAATGTCATCGTAGATATTAAGTCTGTAATACGGATGTGAGGAGTGCCACTTCGTTATACCAGTAAAACTTATTTTATCTGATACGTGTCTTTTCAGCAAGTGCAAATACATCTGTGCGTTGAAATCAAATAACTCTTGATTCATATACTTTATTTTAATCGCAAAAAATAGGTGCTTTAATTGTAAATCCTCTGTTCTTATCTAACAGTTGGAATGATTGCATCGGCTTCTGGAAGCTGGCTCCTATCTGCATTGCAAAAGTATCATATCCACATACGCTACCGTTAAGAGTACAGTTCGCGGTAGGATAGGACAGACTGTGATAGTGATGCATTAAATTGTAATCACACTTGCTGATCTGATCTAGCCTTAGAATATACTTATTCAATGGGATAGTAAGACCTCCTATACCTCCTCCACTCTTTACCTGCCATCCATGTAGACTACGGATTCTTTTATTGTATACCTGGAACTCACAGATGTCACTATCTGGAGCATACCACTCAAACATACTATCGTTGAAGTCTTGCTTCAATAAATTATATAGTACTGATTCAAAGTTAGTTCTATAATCTATAGTAGAGTTCATCTTCTTAGTAGTCCTACTATGATTACCCCTTACACATGGAAGTACTATCTTCTTAAACTTTCCATTCTCTGCTATTGTCTTTATGAATTTATGTAGAAGTTCTCTACAAAATAACAGCTCTTCCATCTGAGAGAAGGCTGTGGCCATCTGGCTGTGATCATGCAACATGGAATTCTCCATGAAATCTCCCCCCAACCCAAGTACCAAGTTTTCTATCTTAACCTCTGCTCTCTCCTTATTTACTAGGGATATTAGATTCTCAGCTAACTTATCCATACGCTTCTTAGCGATGTCTGGGTTATGCTCATTAAGGCCATTAACTGTTGAAGGTAGGATAATCTTACCGAAGTGAGTATCAGACAACTGCACTATGGCGGTGGCCTCATTCTTTATAGAGTTGTTTGGCTTTACTTCAGGAGACTTTATCTTTGCTATGTCCTGAGTCTTTAGAGCTAAAGCAATGTCGTAAAGATCTGACAGCTGCTCGTAATCCTTAACAGCTTCTTCTACTTGTCTCTTCAGTGATTTTATCTCTGCATTTTCTCTCCTTAGCACTATCTGATCAGTGATCTTGAAGGGCTCCTCTGTGGTGAACTTAGCTCCTTCTAGGAGTTCTTTATTCCTCCTTTTTGTTTCAGCCGCTTTTCTTCCAGCTTCTTTCTGTACACGTTTCTTTTCAGCAAGGCTTTTAACTGTTTTAGAAGGGGCTGGTTTACTAGCCGCTTTTTTGATAACTGATTTTTTTGCCATAAATTTTTTTTTAAAACAGGATTAATCCCAAATCTTATCTTCCATATCTGCCCTTTTCTTTTCGGACATTTCCCGTATTCTCTCTATACATAAATCCACAACAGCGTTGTAAGAATCATTGTTATTTGAATACGGGTATATATTCTTCATCTGTTCGAGATTCATCTCTACTTCTTTGAATATTTCAAATCCGAATAATGGTATGTTCTTTGGTATTGCCATATATAATAAATATATTAAAGTGAGGTAAAAACAGAGCTATTAGTAAACTTTTTAACATTATTTACTAAGTCGTCTATATTGCCATTGTTATGTATCACATAGTCAAAATCGTAGTCTTTCAAAGCTGTCTCACTTGGGTGGTCATTTATAGGGACTACTCCAGGCCTTTCTATTTTTATTACAACACCTCCAGCATCCTTGATAGCCTTAGCTTCATTAGGAAACCTGGTATCGGTAATGATCCAGTTAGGTAATGGTCCGTCTTCATATCCACCAATTGGACCTTGTGACCATTGTACTTGAGTAGGTACATAATCAGCCATCAAGGCATTGACCCAAACATTCTTATGTAAACCGTCCCTCATAGCTTCAGTCCCTAATCTCTGTAGCAGGTCACGGACAGTCATAGACTCTTCATATGATTCGCCATCTTCAGCTATCCACAGAGCGTCACTCTCATATTTTTTAGGTATGTTCCATTCAGGACCCAAGTTAGTTTTCTTGAACTCCTGGTCCTCAAACTTCTCCACATCTATCCCAGTGATCAGGGATGCAACAGTCTTCAATTTACCAGCCCACTTTTTAATCTCCCAGCTGGACATTTCTTCTAGCCACCACTCATGTATGTTGTAATCTTTTATAACTTCTTCAAAGGAGGTGTTAGATCCTTTAGATAAAGTATACTGTATAAGATTTCCTACGGTGTCTTTCCCTGAGCCAGCGTATCCAAAAACTCCAATTATTGCCATGTTGTTCTTTTTAATTAAAACCGGAGAGATTTCTCCCTCCGGCTTTGTGAATTAAGCAACAGTCTTTACCATGTAGGTAACAGTGCGTGGATTCTTTGGATTACGAACTGATTCGATTTCCCATCCTTGCTCACGCAAATTAGTGATCCTAGCACGAAGATTCTTTGTACCGAACATCTTCTCTGCTTGTTTAGCTGTGATCTTACCTGTCCTGCGAAGGTAGTTAAACAACTTCTGCTGCTGACTCTTTGTGTTTGCCATAACTGTCTATTTTGATTGTTAATAAATACTATCTTCCAAAACCTATAGCTCTCCTTTCTTCCTGCACTACGTTAACCTCTTCGTCCATGTTATAGATCTCTGTTAGTGTCAGAGGCTTATCTGCCTTGTCTTCTCTTCCTATACTCTTCAATAGTTTGTTAGTATCTTCTACACTGAGTGCATCGAACTTCCATTCTGCAATCAACCTCCCTTTCCTCAATAATGCCTTATCTATTCTATCTCTGCTAGTATTAAAGGTGGCGATGATCTGTATTGACAGACAGTCGCTAAGCAATCCATCTGTAATGTTTAACAGATTAGACACTCCTTGTCTACTGCTGCCATCTCCTTCTCTATCCAGTACTACCTTTTCCGCATCCTCTATTACCAATATGGAATTGGTATGCTCCAGAAGAAATGTTATGAAGTCTGGACTGGCTATGCTATCTGCCATGAAGGGAGGGAGGAATATAATCTCCTTCTTCAACTGTCCGCACAGATGTCTTATGTAGTTGGTCTTACCTGTTCCTGGGACTCCATGTAGAAGTACTAAGCCTTTACCCTTATCTTCATTTAACTTATCTACAATCTTATCATGTATCTTTACAAATCCTTCACCGTAGTTTAGAGGAATATCTATGTTGGTAGATTTTATGTTTTGTTCCACTGTACCTAAACCAGCACGAGTAGTTGTTACTAGTGATATCCTAGATTTTACTTTTGAATCTTGTATGTACTTACTTATCTTTTTATTTATAGTATATAGTAAATCTACATTGCTATGATATATTGATAATAAAGCGTAGTCTGGAGATGTCTCTTCCTCTTCTATCTCAAAATAATTTAAGCCCGCTGATGTCTTTGGAGTGCCTTTATATTTAATAACTATCAAGATAGCGTCTCCTTCGAATACTTGCATTATTGTATCAATTCCATCTTTTGCAGGTTTGTTATATGTCCATATTAAAGAGAAGTCTTTAGTTTCAAAACATTTATGCACGTCCATCCTGTAACGATTTTTTCCACTATCGAAAAAAGATGGGAGGCATTTAAACTTATCTACAAAATAATTACCTATAGGAAAATCATGCGGATACTCAGTATCGTAGTATCTAGTACCTTCTTCCACTATCACTTTCCCTACTCCTTTCGGTCTCATTTTATACCTCATTATTTTTTAATTTGATAGTAGCTCTTTTAAACGTTCAACTAATCTTAACTTTACTATCTCGAATTTATTTGTAGTAAAGTTATATCTGACCACTGGTTCCCTGGATGCTTTATGACAACATATTCTACAGTTCCTTACTTTACCTAAAGCTACTTTAAGTTTAAACTTTCTTCTGTCTGTACGGAACATAAATAACGGCCACCTTATACCACAGGTATAACAAGCTTTACTCATACGTGTATAGTTTATACTGGCTGTTCTTAGTTGTAAAGTTAATGAACTTTTCCTTCTGCTCCAAAATTTCTTTTATAGGAGTTGTCAACCAGGTATAACTAAATCTATTCCCATCTAAAATAAGACTCCTTCCAACAGCAGGTTCATCGTGATTATCTTTGAATGTGCCGTCTTCGTTCCATTCTATCCACATAATACTGTCGCCTCTCTTCTGTACTCCATCTGATCTATACAATCTATACTTTGATTCGTCTTTATAATCAATCTCTATCTCTTCTTCCTGCTTTGCTTTGTAGTATACAGGATCACACTCTTTGCAGTATAGATAGCCTGTATGGCCTTCTGATATGATTACGCTACAGGAGTGGCAGAGGGTTGCCCCTCTACCTCCGTTAAACTTATGGATAGGCTCTAGGCTCATACGTTTGCTTTTCTGATTGTTCCTTTGTATTGATTTATACTGAGTGATTCATTGGATTGTATACGTTCCATTTTATCAGCATCAGTCTTCTTTACAACAAGCGGATGATATAGTTCTCCTTCATGAGTAATAGTAATGGTACTAGGTACGAGTATTTCTTCTTTTGGTTCTTCTTTCTTTGGTACATAAGTAGCTACTTTAGCTGCTACTACTCCACTAGCGAATGCTGCTAGTCCTTTAAAAAATGATCTACGATTGTTTTCCATATTGTTTTATTTTTTTTCATTTAAATCTTCTAACCTATCAAGTTCGTTTCTTAGATCTGATGGTAGATGTCCTGAGCTGTACTTTGTATCTGGGTCTAGTTCTAGGATTTGTTCATACAAATGTACCCTAACTCCATCATCATAGAACTTACTCTCTATTGCATCAGACAGGTCCTGCATTTGTCTATTGCCATATACACTAATTCTAAGATCGTAGCTCTGCCACTTTGTTTTATAATCAAAGATTAAATAGCCTTTAGTTATTCTTTGTAGTAAGTTAGATAAGACTCTATTCCTAACTCTTACAATAGAATTATCAGAACCAAACAAATGTAAGAATCTTAAGAACCATCTTGGACACCACCATGGTTTTGCTTTATTATCCATGAATATAACTAGTGGCTCCATTGCTTTAAAGATATCTCCTGATTCTTTCCATGGTACAGATCCTAAGTATTTGTACTTCTCGTAGAAGCTATTAGGAAAGAACACAGCACGGATGTCATCCCACTTAATATCTCTAGTATGGATCATGCCTTTCTTCCTACCTTTCCAAAACAATAACCCTTTCATAAAATCAATCAGTCTTTCTTTGAAAGGAGTTTTTACATAGAATTTACTGTTTTTCATTTTTATATTTTAATCGTCAAATGTTATACCTCTGCTTGTCATCATGTCTCTTAGTTCTTCTCTAGTTTTTTCATATGCTTCATACTGGCCATCAGTTAAAGTATCATCATACTTCATTTTAGATCTAAGCCATTGATCTATGTCCCAAAGGATTATATAATAATTTGAACCCCTGGTTGAAAAATTAAACTCATCCTGATCTTCTGGTAGGTTAAACTCTAGTGTTGCTTTCATACTATTAATGTTTTGTTATTTTTAATTTATATGTTAAATTATTTCATCTACAATACCGTTCTTCAAAGCTTCCTTAGAATTGAACACCCAGTCAATCTTCTTAGATTTGTTTTCACTAAGCATTTTTTTAGTCAACTTAGTATTCTTAATAGTATGGGTCTCTATGATAGTCTGAAGTCTTTTCATTTCGATAATCTCTTCTTCCATATCCTGAACTTTTCCTCCGGCTCCTCCGCCCACTTGATGATATAAAAAAGTAGATTTATCATATGAATATCTTCTATGTCCTGATATAGATATTAAGAACCCGCAGCTCATGGCGCATCCGGTAACTATCGTATGAATAGGTACCACTGATTTCTCCATGATGCTGAGAAGTCCTAAGCATTGATACACAAGACCTCCGTAAGAATCTATATATAGATTTATCGGAGATGGAGTATATGATATATTATGTACATCGTACAGCTTTATTAAATAAGCATCGTCATTATTTATTTCTAAAATAGCTTTGCCAATCTCATTCATACTGAATTGATCTACTTGCTTTGATAGATATAAATTTCTGTCTCTAGGTGCTGGTATTTGTATTGCCATTATTTAATAATTGAAAATTTTTAAATGTTTAGTGGACCCACCTGGACTTGAACCAGGGACCCTCTGATTATGAGTCAGATGCTCTAACCGACTGAGCTATAGGTCCAATGCTGTTGTTCTTTAACTTATTTTACTTTTTGTTAATTAATTTGTTTTCTAATTTGTCGCAACGTGAATCTACCATACGAATAATCTCATCAGCACGATCTCCTAGGTGCCTGTAGACTTCTTCTATGTTATGAGATACGTCTCTTTGAGTATCATCAATTTCTTTCTTTACTTGATTTACCTTAACGAAAGCATAAACAGCAACTATTGCAATTACAATAACTACCACAAACGCTATCCCTAAAATGAATGATAATGTTTCCATAATTTATTTCTCCTTATATGTCAAAGAACAACAGCTGTAGTCAGGACAGGATTCGAACCTGTGACGTACCACCACGGAATGAAAATTATGTACAAAAACGTTCCGCCACCTGACTATAAGAGTGGGCCTTTCCCCACGGTCAGAAGAACTTGAAACTTACCTACGCACAGTGAGGTATTCTTCGTGGTCGTTCACAGAGCTTGTTCAGCGTGCACCATTCCAAGTTGTCGTGCGTGTCAAAGCTTTCAAACCCATCTCTTACGAGGTAAGGAACTAGGCCATTTGTTTTTGCGTAGTCAGGACAGGATTCGAACCTGTATGGATAGGACTTATGTATAACTGAGATACTGCCCTGCCTTAAGCGTCTACCAATTCCGCCACCTGACTATGTAAGAGAAGCTGTGGGTCTTTCAGGGTTTCTGGTTATTAACGTTAAATGTGGAGGTGGGTGCACTGTTTACTACAAACCCTTTTTCAACCTTCATCCACCTAGTTAATAACTACAGCTTCAACCGCTTCTCTTAGTACATTTTAGGAAAGCAGAAGATGGGTGCGTGGACATCTGCTTTTACGATTGGCATTTCTAACCTAGTTTCCAATCAACCTTTTTGCAACTCTATTCCCCAGTGGAGTTGCGTTCACCGCTAGCTAACGATCTAGAGGACATTTGTGCATTGTTAAGAGGCATTCCTGGGTTTTCGATCCACCGGCCTAGTGGCTAGTTAATTTTACTTTTTTTAGATATTTATATGTGATCAAATGTTATGAATCTTTTTTAATTTAAAACAAATAAAATGAAAGATCAAGTACTCGGACTTATTAGACACGCCTTAACATTTGTTGGCGGAATCGTAGTAGCTAAAGGATTAGTAGATGACGTTCTTTTTCAAGAAGTTATCGGCGGCATTATGACACTTGTCGGTGCTGGTTGGTCTATTGCTTCTAAACAGAAGTAGTATAACCAATAGTTTTTTTAAATAGTAGGGTCGATTTTTATCGGCCCTTTTTTATTTCAAAGAACTTATGTAAATATAAGAATGTTTTTTGAGCAGTTCCTAATTTATTATGAGAAATCAACTCTTAAGTTATCCACATTTATATTGAACAGCATAGGATCACCTTGTTTATTATAAGAGTTATCCATTATAGAAGCATTGACATACAACGTTTTATCTGTATTATATATGCCTCTTCCTGAATGAATGTGACCACAAATAAACATGATAGGATTAATTTCTTCTATCTTATCTTTAAGATCTACACAACCTACATATTCACTACTCTCTGGTATATAATCTAGCTTACCTCGGACTGGTCCATGAGTCACGATGATGTTAGCATCTTTAGGTATCTTATCCCAATAGGATTTTATTTCTTCGTTCCTATCTGCATTAAAAGCCCAATACTGCCTGTAGAAGCTTGGGGTCATAGGACTCCCCCATATCTTTAAACCCTCTAACATAATAGATTCGTTTTCAAGATAATATATATTAAACATAACCCTAGCACGATCTAGCATATCTATCAGCCACCCAGGCTTGCCAATATCTTCATTTTCTTTGAATAGATCGTGATCTTCAAAGCTATGGAAGAACTTTCTATCAAATGATTTATCATGGTTACCAGCAATGAATACTTTTTGTTTACACTGATTCTGTTTACCATACCAATTAAGAAAGCTTTCTACTTCGTGTTTATGTCCTACAGAAGTTAAATCCCCTGCAAATATAGCAATGTCACACTCAGGCAGTTCTATCTGCTTGTGTTTGGTATGAGTGTCACTAAATACTGCTACTTTCATTCTTGGCTGCTTTTTGTACTTGTTCTGCAATTACTGACTTGTAAGGTTTCCATACTGGATTGTTACCGCCTTCTACATTATAACCTAGCCAAACTCTACCGTGGTGATCTTTATATATAGATCTAAACCCCATACCTTCACATATTATGGGATAGTATCTATCTCTATACATGTCTTTTGCAATTGCCTCAATATCAAAGTCATGAGTCATAGATGGGTCCCAAATCTCGCACCATTGTTTTGAAAACTCTGCCATATTGTTATAGGTTTTTAACTAAATAATTGTCTGATTGTTACTCCGAGATCGTAATTGTTTGGGATATTATATAGGAGATCCCTGATAGATGAGTAAAGAAGATCCTGATCTTTGATGTTAGATAGTTGATACTCAACCTTTTCTATAATCATCTGCTGTTCTGGAGTGATGTTTGTATTGTTCATAACTGTTAATTTTACCAAAGATAAATATAAAATATATATAAAAAAATTTATTTTATATATTGATCCATATATTTATATACACACCATTACTTATGAAAAATACAATATTAGATAGAATAATACTATCTGCGGTTCTTACTGTAGTCACAGCCTTTTTACTTTTGGATATAGTTATAATATCTAGCCATTTTTTAAATAAAAAAGATATAGAATTAAAAGCTACCAATGCTTTAAGTACTATATCTTTTTATTATAATTAAGAAATTACTTGGATTGTCTCCCTTCTTCATACGCTTTCCATTCTTCTAGATCATCAATGCGCTGTTCCTGTTCTTCTAGCCAGTCGCCTTTACGTGCACGTTCGTCTATAATTTGCTGTATTTTTATATCAGTATCTTTTTTTAACTCTTCCATCTCAGATCTCATTAACCTGAACTCGCTGAATATTCCTCCGGCTGCAAAAGCTACTGTAAGTATGCCGGCTATTATACTCCAGTTATTAGATATGAATGTAGTTGTTTTAGAAGCTTCCATTACTGTACAACTCCCTCTTCTTCCTGTTGCTTATCTGCAGATTTTTTATTGATGTACTTATCTACAGATGCAATACCGAAGGATCCTAAAGTCATCCAAAGAAAGGAATTGAATATAAACTCTTGAATTACAAGCTCTTTACCCATATATCCGCTAATGATATCTGCTGCAGCAAATACTACCATCATGGCAAAGGAAAGGAAGCCTATGACAGATTTTTCATTAATGTCGTTACTGTCTTTGAATAGTGATATAATAAACTTTTTCATAATATTAATTTTAAAAATTGTAACCCAATATTATGAAACCTGCTTAAATCTATTATAAATATGCTGCATATATAAAAAGAGAAAGGGGGTAAAAACCCCCCTTCGTAATTAAACCTACACTAACTAAGTGGACCTAGTGGGATTCGCATTTGTATTCTTTTGTTAGATCCACATATTTATATAAAACATAAAAATGTTAAAATATAAACAAAATAGAAAGCTAACGGAGTTTGTCTGTGATTTTTGCAAATCTATAGCCACTAAGCCTACAACAGAGTTGACCAGGAACTATAAACTTAACAGAAAAAACTTTTGTTCTAAAGTTTGTAGTTTAAAATATGGACATCTTGTTAGACCTAATATATCTAGATCAAATAGATATGACATATCAAAACATTCTGGAAATAGAGAAGACTTGTTTACTCCTTACAAATACACTTTTAATACTTGTAAAAGGAGATTTAAAGAATTTTCTATAACAATTGAAGATCTAAAAAATCAATGGGAATTACAAAAAGGCACTTGTCCTTATAGCAAAATGCTACTAGAACTTCCTGTCTATAATAAAAAAACCCATCCATCTATTAGAGCTTCTTTAGATAGAGTTGATTCATCAAAAGGATATATTAAAGGAAATATACAATTTGTATCTACTTTAATAAATTTTATGAAATCAAACCTATCTCATTATGAAACTTTAGATTTCATAGACAACCTCGTAAAGAACTACAACTCTTGTTACCAAGAGGATCAGACTATATCATCACCCGATCTGGGTGCTGGACGCTAGTGCGGTTATTAAGAGACCTTTATCTCTCCGCTAGTCGTTGAACCTTCCTAAAGTGTACTTTAGGCTTGGCTGCTGATTGTCCTATGTTATAGGAGTTCCAGCAATTCATCCAGTTTTTAATCTAGTATTCCTACTAGATGGGTCCGATTCCACAAACCCACGTCTTCGCAATGAACAATAATACCAGCATCTCACACGCTTAGTACTAACAATCAAGAGGGAGATCCCCCGTCATTTGCACCGTAGTTTTGATCTGCAAGCTGATCAGTAAGGGGATGTCCGGAGACAGCTAACCACCACCCCAGTCCTTATTTAAAGAGTCGATCGGGGAAACTCTATATTCCACTTTGTTTGAAGCGAGGTTGTAGACACCTCGGCGGATTAAGCAAATGTTGCTTCATCGGCACCAACGAAGGCCATAAGGTCATCGAAGGTCATAGTTGACATCTCGTCATTTATTCTTTCGTACAGATTTAAAGAGAACTAGTACGGTGTCTCTGCGTGTGGTACTACCCTCCGATTACGAATCGATACCGGTTAGGCCCAGTTATTTATAATTTAATGCTGCGTTTTTGTTGATAAGGATGATCAGCAGCGTATGCGCTGTCTTCTGCGGCTTGAGTTGAATCCAGAACATGTGCTGCAGAATCTAGTATTGGTTGTAAAGTATCTACACTACCGTCTGTACCTGATACATTGGTATCGATTGATGGTTCACTTGATCCACCACAAGAGATTGCAAACAAGGCTATTAAAATAATACTAAGTGCTTTTTTCATTTTTATTTTATTTTTGTAAAGTTACTTATAAATATCTATATATTCAAATATTTCCTATTAGGCTTTTCTTTTAGCATGTCTAGGTGCTTTTTACCTATCACACACATCTCATACTCTTCATGCTTGATTAGGTTTTGAAGATTTGTTTCCAGGGTTTCCTGGAAGCTGGGTAATGATGTGTGCAGTGTTATCGCTATTGAATCAGTTATTATCCTAGCTATGTTAATTTTTTTAAGATTATTATCCATTGCATAGCATATCTTCTCAACTATAGCCATAGACAATTCCCTTTCATGTTCTACGAGAACTTCTTTAATAGTCATATCTTTATTTATGACTTCTATAATGTACAAGTCTTCGGCATCAAAATCCATACTTCTCCGAGGTTTTATAGTACCAGTCCAAAATAAGTTTGAGATCTTCAAGAGTAGTTTTTTCTCCCAACCCTTCAATAAACTTTTCACACTTGGTGATCTCATTGTTTAAGTTTCTAATGTGATCGCTTTTTATTGTTTTTCTTTCGTAAAACCCTCTATGCTCTATTAACTTTTCTTTTATAGCTGGTAGTTTTTTATCAGCTTCTTTCCTTAGTATCTCTCCCTTGGACTTGTTAACTAAGAATGCAGTAAGTCCTGAAGCTCTTCCTGCAAATGCTAATAGTTTTTCAGACGCATCTTTCTTTTTTATAAGATCGTCAGCTGTTTTATTAACATAGTCTTTTCTAGCCATCACTTTCTATATGTAGATATTAAATCATCACCAAAGTTATCAGGTCTTTCTTCCTCTTTATAAATATACTTATTTTCTAAGTTAACTGATTCCTTAATGGCTTCTTCATGCTTTACTGGTAAATCTAGATCAATACTTACAGATCTAAGGTCGGTGTAATCTTCCATAACAGATAGCTGTTTGTTCGTGAATACTTCTCCTACACACAAGAAAAAACAATTATAACAAAGAAATTCTACATTATCTATCTTCCAGTTCTTTTTATCCCCATCCCTAAAGTTCATAATTAAAGGAACTTTGTAGTCCAGTATCCTTTGTTCTTTAAATCCACATCTACAACACTCCTCTTTTATAATGCCATGCTGGAGCATTTGATGTTTTAATATCTTAATAGATACGAAAGTCTTTGACACTCTACCTTCCATTATATCTACAATAGAAGCTTTGTCATGTCTCCTTTTACTAAACTTAGGTATGCCTTTAGCTGCTTGATTCTTATGCAAGTCGTAAAGAGTTACGCCTTCTCCATTCCTGTACATCCTTGCATACTTTCTATAGGTTGTGAAGGATACTCCAAGAAATTTAGCAGCTGCCTTGTTAGACATTGTATCACGCATGGCCCTTTCAATCTCTTGTCTTTCTATATTCAAGTCTTGGCCTCTGTTTGATTTTTGCTTTTTAAATGATTTTATTTGCATAACTATGCATTTTTATTTAATAAGTACCACAAATCATTTGGTGTGTTTAATGGAACTACATTACTGTCTTCATCAACTAGATCTAGGACAGATCCGTCTGAGCAGTACCTATCGTATAGGAAAAAATTAATTAGGTTTATCTGTTGTTTATTGAAGCTGAATGTGAGGAAATCTGTTATTACATCAAAGAATACTTGATTATATTTAGTCATGTCCATACTATGAACCTCATCTAAAACGACTGCTCTTTCCTCAACTGTTATAATAGACTCCATTATTCTAATGAATAATATTCTCTTGTGGTCTTCTTGAGTCTTTTTTATTTTTCTAAAAGAAGTCTCCTGTCCTATAATTTTATCTATAGCTACCTTAACATTTTGATCGTGGCTATTCTGCGGATCGAATTCTTTTTTCATAACTTATCGATTGGATAATATCTTTACACTGTTTACATTTCTCATAATCTTCTAACTCTGCATAGAAATCTATTGCTTTTTCTATAGCAGAAGTCCAATTATCTTTACTCAAAGATACGGAACTATCTTCACTTAGTTTGAAAATTTCAGCATACTCTTTTTTCTTTTGTATGCTAAAGTTTATTGCATCTATAAGATTATCAAATACTATTTTTTGAGTCTCTGACATCATAGATATCTCACTGTAATCAGAGAAGTCTCTAACTGTATAATTCAGAAAAGGCACTGTTCTCTTTTTCTTTACCTCCTTATTTCTTTTCTGGTTCATATTCATAGTTTTAGAAAATATTTATTGCCTCCTTTATTGCTGATAGCATACTGGCTTCTTGGAGCTGTCCATCCCCAGAAGGAGTGTCTGGTGCAAAGTCTGATATACAGAATATAGTGTCCATCAGTTTGTCTCCTTTTGGATTAAAGTCTGCTTTAGGTGGTGCTGTGAAAGTTTTTGTGGAGTCTACATCCCAATTCTTAATTCGGTCTACTCTAAAAAATCTCCATCCAGGAAGGGCTTTTTTCTCTGGGCTTTTTTCACCGCTAACAGATTTACCGGATCCTACCCAAGCCCTAACATAGTTAACTCCTTTTCTAGACCCAAAACATACTGGCTGTACTTCGGTACGCCATCCAGGAGCCTCTTCCTCATCTCCCATATATTCCATCTTAACTAATCTCTTATTAGTAATAGCCTCACATATTTTATCATTAACCCCAGTAAACTTTCTTTGTTTAACAACAACTCTACTAACAGGAGCCTTCTTAGGTTTTTCCTTAGACAGTTTCTCTTTCTCTTTAGCAGCGGTAGTAGCTGGGATTGTGCTTAGTACATTCCAGTTAGTTATCTTCTTCTGTACATACTTCTTAAGAACAGGCTTCTTGCCTAGCCCTTCTATCTCATAGGCTACCATTACCTTATCATCACCCTCTCCTTCTATACGAATAGGTTCTATCTTTTTCCAGCCTTTGTTGGAATCGTTATCTCCTTGATAATATATGGACACTTGCTTACCAGAAGATAGCATCTTCTGTGCTGTAGCATCGTCCATGGGGGCTTCTAATAATAAATTAAGTAAATTTCTCACGTATATAAATATCTATAGCAAAGATAGTTATTATACATTATATATCAAATCTTTATAAAAATGATAGTGGCAGACTCCCAGCTTCTCAAAATATATATTTTTATGGGATGGGTCTCCTATTTTATTTATTTCGACCATATCAAGGAGATCCTCGAACTGATCTTTAAGTAAACAGTATTTTTTTAGATCTTTGGTAGTCCTTCCTAAGTGAGTCTCGCAATCAAACTTAATATCAAATGGCATATCCCAAGGCTTTACAGCTTGGTTTTGTGCCTTAGCTTCCTCATAAATAGTAATTTTAGTATTGATATCACTCCCGTAAAGAGTATCAATATTAGTGACATCAAGAATAAAAAAAGGAGTTTGAGGAGTGTAAAACCCTGTGTCAAACGTTTCATAAACTTTACGTAGATTCTTTTTTCCACCTGCTTTTATTATGGATTCATAGCTAAATCCGGGTAAGTAATAGAATTCTGCCTCCTCCACTTCCAGTTCAAGTAGGTCTGTAGTAGTTATTACATCATCCATACTCTTCCATAAATATTGAACTTCCGGCAGTTCTCTCTTTATATACTCTAATATAGTCTCTTCTAAGTCTATGGTGCCGAACATATGCCCTCTATTTACAGTAGAGTTCAGTATAATGCAATTAGGGACCAATCTACGCCATGTATTGTGATATTGGTTGATTGTATGTATTGGGGTGTCATCCAATCTATTTGTGGAGATAATGACCTGTGGGAACCGTTTTATGAACTCACCGTTGTATTGAAAAAACAAGTTAAGCTTTTCAAAACTATCTTTGGTGATTGTAGCTATCGTTGCATAGCATGATTGATCAACTATTGATTGTAGTTTCATCTTTAATGAATTGTGGGTACTCAATCATTAGGGATCTAATAGGTTCTGGATATTGGCTAACAGGAACTACTGTATAAGATATCCCACTCCTTTTAAATATATCCTTACCGTTTTCTATAGCATCTGTAAGATTCTCTTCTGATATTATCTCTGGTCTATTAAATTCAGTATGTGCAAAAGATTCTATCTTAGTTCTTACTTTAGAGGGCCCTCCTAGATAGGAGAAATGCCATCCAGAATTAGGTATTCTAGTATAATGGTTTCTGTTGTCTCTAAGTTTTTGAGGTCCTTCTTTTTTATAATAGTCTCCCAAACAAGCTACCGTTCCATTCCAATATCTATCATACCCTTCCATCTGACAGTTCATATAGTAGTAATGGAATAACATAGAGAATGATATTGCATTATTTACACCGTTTACTATTATATCGTTTTGTACTAAAGCAGTGATGGCCCTTGGGTCTGGGATCTCATCTAGGTCTCCTATAAGTACTAGATCCTCGTCATCTATTATTTCTTCTGCATATTGGATAGCCATCCTTTGTTGATTCTCCAATATCCATGATCCATTATTAGGAGTATATCTACTTACATTGTCAAAATTTAAACCCGCAGTAGACTGTTCTATAGGAAGATATAATATTTTATCTTGCCATTTTTTAAACCTGTCTATATTCTCTTCGTAGTAGTAAGGCTTTACTTTACCACTGTGTGTCATATTAGATTCACAAATGACGAACTTGTCTACCACATCTGATAATAATCGAAGCCTAAGTTCTAGTAAATCTAGCTCATTAAAGAACGTAAAGCAATCTACAACTTTCATAACATTATTTAAATTTATAACCTGTTTGTTTTTCTATAAACTTTATACTTACTTCATGTGCTTTTAATCCTAAAACATTTGATCTCACATTAAAGAAATGAAATGCCATCCACTCTTTATTTTTAACAATGTATATAACTTTCCAACAATCTGTCGGTACTGTAACCCTTCCTATCTTACTTTGGGATCCCCAAGATCCAGACCATACTTTTACTGAATCATACTTTAGAGATAACTCCCTCGTAAACTCTTCTAGTTGTTTCCAATCCCCTCTATTTACTGTCGGGTGTTGAGGCGTCATGTTAGAAAAGAAAAAAGACTCTCTCATAGATGTAGAATCACAAGCAGCATCAGCTGCTGTAAAATTATGACCTCTATCATATCCAGACTTATTATAATCCTTATATAGATCAGTCTGTTTAGGAAGTAGAGGATCTGGTATAAATTTATTAGTTCTGGGGTATTTAGTGATGCAAGTTAATGATTTCTTAGTTACTACCCAATAAACTTTTTTAGGATACTTTAAAGATGTATCAAAGCTTGTTTGATATTGTTTATGTTTAATAAATACTGTATGCTGTGTAAATGCAGTAATAGCTAAAAATACTAATAGAATAGCAAGCGTTATTTGTTTCATCGATCAAGTCTGTAATGTGTGAATAGTCCTTCTCCGTGTGCAACTGTGAAATCTTGTTCTTGCCACCACCCATCTATCTTTCCTTCTAGTTCATTGCCTTCTCCGGAAAACGGTGCTATGCTTTTGATATAGAACTCTTTATTATAAATACAAGGATTGTTTGTTTGATTGGCATACTTTGATTTAGCGTAATACAATCCTGTTTCTAGATCTTTGCTTATGTAATCAGGGAAATCAGTATCAGGGTTTTCTCTCCAATGTACACACTCAAATAAATGTTTAGGACTATCAAATTCTCGATTCGCAAATTGCAAAGTATATAGAGGCTCTCCTGGAGCTCTTCTGCTTCTAAACTTAACTACATCAGCCTTACTTTTCTCAATCATATCCATACCTTTTGATAACTCACTATATACTATAGGAAAGAAATCAGGAAGGATAATCCAGTCGTTCTCTAGAAGTAGTATGTTATCCGTCTCTGCTGCGTGTGCTAGAGTACTTAGCCCCTTCCCTATACCTACGTTAGTAGGGCTGAGTATTACATCCGTATTATATTTGGCTGCTATTTTATAATCGATGTCGCTACCTTCCTGTGCAAAAATACAGACATCGTTTACCATGTCCAACAACCCAGATCTTTTGTAGCTTTCCATTGTATTATGCAAAGTACTGTGCGCATTCCATGTAAGAATGCCTATAGACAGATTAAGTTTATTCATGTGTTATTTTTTATTTACTTCAAAAATAATATCATCGTATCTATTTTTATTACTTCTTAAATCAAATACTTTGCAATCACTTACTATTGATTTATCTAAGCTATTTTTTAATGGGTCTACCCAATCTATTTTTTGCAAATCCTCTATTATAAGTTTTCCTCCTGATTTTATCTTATGTATCCATTTAGTAGTAGATATTATTTGAGATTCTAAAGTATGGGGACCATCATCTATAATGTAATCAAAGTACCCGTCAGGAAACTTATCTATGAACTCATCTGTATATGCATCGTCTATTATTAATTTATCGTATATACGATCAGATTCGTATAGATCTTCGTTGTCCACTCCTACTATCTCAGAGTTTGTAAACCAAGATTTCCACAAAACTATGGAAGGGCCTCTATGAACTCCTATCTCCATAAGTTTTATTTTCTCATCTCTCTTACCTAAAAATTCTTTAGAGTAATATCCTGATATATAATCGTGGGTTGATCCTTTATCGCTCTTGGCTCCTTGTTTAACGTAAAGTTCTTCTAGTGTCATTACAGGCTAGTTTTAATAAAATCTTCTACGCTTATCAAATTTAACAGTCTTGATTTATTATCAAAGAAATAATTCCAAGATGATAGTGCTTTTTTATAATCTTCTATATCATTTTGTGTATCTCCTTTAGAATCTTTAGAGATAACCCCACAGCCGCAATCTGTATCTACAGTAAAGAAACTATGATTACCTTTAGATCTAAATCTTAAAACAGACTTATACACATCTCCATGCCATATAGGACTTACTCTCGGCACTAAAGTATACACTTCTTGTTCTGGGTTACAGTCGTGCATTACAATAACCCCATTGTCTCTAAGATGTAATAATGCATTTTCTATATCAACATCTACTTGATAGGAATGATGTAACCCATCTATGAAGATAATATCGTACATCTTATCAGATCCTTTAATGCTCTTAAAGAAATCATCTGATGTCATTGGATGAGTTACTTCTTCAGCTATATGACCTTCGGATCCTGGATCTACTCCGGTTCTATTTTCTGCAATGACTTCTCTCATACATTGTCCGGTGTACACGCCTATCTCTAAATAATCTTTATAACCCCGTTCTTTTATGAACTTGTTTATAATTTCGTATCTTTTCATACTTTGTACTTTGTATTATATATCTCTACGTCTTTGTTTTTTATTTCATCGAATGCTGGATCATCCGATGTTGTACTCATTTTAGTTTGTATAGGGAATGTCATTAAGTAATTTAATCTACCAGCTATTCTGTTTTGGTGGTATAGGTAGTCATCCCCACACCATACTTTCATTTCTTCTGGTATGGTTACATAATGATTTTTATGCATAACCATGAATATACCAAATCCCCACGTTCTTTCAGGAATGTCAACTAAATTAAATTCATTTATTATAAATCTTTTAGGACTCTCTACCTGTTGTATTGATGGATGACAAGCTCCAATTACTCCCATAGTTTCCATATTAGCTTGAGATAGCCCAGTAAATATTTGTTCTGGTACTGTTACATCATCATTTATTATGGCTATATAATCTTCTTTTGCTATAGACACTCCTAAATTCCAAGCAGGGTTTACATATATGTTTTTATTTTGGGAGTGTATTTGCAACTTATCATTAAATAATATCTTTGAAACATTACTATCGTTTTCAGTATTATCTATTAATATAACTTCAGATACAAAAGGATCTTCATATAAATTAGCTAATAGTTCATTTGTAATATCAATACATCTGAACATTGTAGGTACTATAACAGAGAATTTTTTTTCCATTAATATTCTTTAAACTTTCTTAAAATAGTATCAACTCTTTGTACTTGGGTATGATTCTTCATAACTTTATTGTGTCCGTTCAAAGATATTCTTTGTCTATCTTCTTTAGCCTCTTCACTAAGATAGTAGTTTATTTTAGAGACACACTCTCCCAAACTATCGTAGTAAACTATATCTTCGTTTTCTACAAAGAGTTCGTCTATATTACTTTGAATAGGAAGTCTATCTGTAATAACTAGCTTTCCACAAGCCATGCCTTCAAACAATCTTCTAGTTATCTCATGCCATCTGCTTTGTTGGAACACTATGATTCCGCTATTAAGGAAATCACCATACTCCATTCCAGATAACCCATTTCTATTTATAAACTTATCAGGCATTATTTGACTAAGGTAGTCCATCAAATTAGAACCTCCAGGGCCTCTAGTAGATCTAACCTTTGGAAGTTCATCAAACGGGGTAAACCCTGAGTATGGCTTATGTATATTGCTGTCTGCGAAGTGCGTCCACCATTCTGCGTTTATGTGCCTCCTCTTATATTCTAAGTAAGAGTCGTGGGCTGGAGTTAAAGTAAGATGGAACTTAGAGGCTTTGCTAGAATTACGTTCAAAGTTCTGGGGATCGTCTCCTGATTCCATTACCCAGAAAGCTCCGGGTATATTTTTACTATCTAGTAAAGGAGAATCAAATCTACCCCAATCCATGTACATTATAATGTCTGGGTTGAATTCTTTTGATGTGCTATCATCAATAAGCTTTTGTATGTTAGTGTCTATATAATTGTCATACACATCAAATATAGAGTATATTTTTGTTTCCCATCCTCTAGACTCAAACTCTTTAACCACGCTCAAAGGCGTGTTCCATACGTCCGTAGGACGGTGTGCGAATATAAAAGCTATTTTATTTACTAAAGACTGCATCATAAGTTCCAGTTCTATTTTCGTACTCGTATCTTTTATACCCTAAGCTAAATAAATATTCTATCATATCCTTCTCTTTATGCCACATAGGTTGACCAGGTATAAAACCAATCTCCATAACTATTTTACTTGGTATATGTTTTTTGAACAACTCTTTACACCCTTCTATAAATAAATGTTCTGATTGTTCTATATCTACTTTTATAACTTGTGGTAGAGGTAGCTTATCTGTATTGATTAAATCTGATAGAGATCTCCCTGATACTAGTTCTTGTTGTCCATAAGAAACTATTTCGGAAAGAGTATTCCATCCAAGATTGTCTCCTGATCTAGATATAGCTACTTCTCTATTGGATTCTATAAGAGCGTAGTTAAATGGTTTTACATTAGGTTTATTTTGAAACCGTTCCACAATGTAATTATAATAATCTTTAATAGGCTCAAATATATACACCTCTACATCAGGAAGTTTTTGTAAAACTAAGTCTGTAAAGGATCCTACATTCCCACCTACGTCATATAACACCCCATTAGGTTCTAAACTGTCAACTGCCTCTTGAACTTCTTTATCTAGTGTGGATTTTAATACGGCATCCCAGCCACTATAATCAGCCATTTATTAGTATTTTAAATTTTTGCATAATGACCTCAGGTTTAAATTGATCTACCAGAGGCTTAATATTGTAATCCTTCTTTTCAAAAGAAGTAAGTATTGCATACAGCTCATTGCCATTGCTATAGTATAAACCTTTGTCACCAAGAACATGTATATGATTTCTATCTCTACATTGTATGTTAGTGACTACTGGTTTGTTTTGATGTAGGAACTCTGCTACCGCTAAACCAAAAGACTCTCCATCGCTTCTTCCATGTATCATAGCATCGCATGTATTGATGAATGCTGCCTTAGTATTAACGTCTGTATTAGCTTCTGAATACATAACATTAGGGTGCTGAAAATTAAGTTGCTTTGTATTCATTAACAAGAATTTAATTCCCTTATCCGCAGAGGCTTTGATAACTTCTCCTAAATATGGGATATCAAATTGATCAAGACCTCCGTATCTTCCAAATATAATATCACTATGAGATGCTCCAATGAAATCTCTAAAGTCTTCTTTTATATCAGGTAGAGATACGATGTGAGGAAGATAGTCTACATTGTGCTTTTTACCCAGCCACTCACTCACTGCTACATACACATCTCCATGTCTGTCAGAGGCATCAAACACTGCATGTACAATGTTTTTAGCACCAGGAAATAATATACCATCATTAAATCCAGCCTTTATAAAATAAGCAACATCTATTTTATAAGAAGAAGATAGTCCTAACTCTCCAAAAGTATTATACAATATAACTCTATCTCCAAATCTACTTTTAAACTTTTCTAAAGAAGACATATCAGAATTAGCAGGAGCTGCTATATAAGATACATTACCTAATATAGTTTCATTATAGTGGGCATAGTCATATAAAGCTACTTCAGTTCCTCTAATTCCTAATTGATTAGAGTGGAATAGTATATTCATTACAGAGTATTGTAGAAATTATTTTGAGCTTCTTGCCTTTTAATATCCTTTATATGTAGCAGGCAGTAATCCTCAGTTTCAAATGGAAGCATAGCATGTGTGTCATGCCCTACTAATCTTTCATGCACTTTTCCTTCCCATGCTATCTCTGGCTTGTTTAATACTATTCTAGTTTGAGGATCCGGATAATTAATATACCCTTTATCATTAACATTCCATCCCCATTTCTGAATATGTTCTTGAGTTAATCCTGGTACTACGTTTATCCTAGGGACTAAAAACATGTCTATGTTTATGTTGTTTAGTAGTATTTCTTTGATAGTCAATAGAAGATTCTCATGAACATTCTCATCTGCATCTATAAAGAATATGTAATCTTTTTTACACATTGACTTAGCAAAATTCTTATGTGCAGCAAAATCTTTACCCAAGGAATTAAAGTATAGATTAACTCTATCTTTATATTCATCTAATGTATTTACTGTAGATTTTTCTGTAGAAAAATCATCTACTATTACAATTTCATCCTCTGGTTGTAAATGTTTTAGTAGTCTGTCTAGTAAAGGTTTTATATAATTTTCCCCTTCGTTATGTGTAGTTATACAATATGATATAGGTACCATAAAATTAAATTAATCCTGCGGCTTCTAAAGCCCTTGAAAAATATTCTTGATCGAAATGTAACACATGTTTCATATCAGTCTTATATTGATGGTAGGTTCCATCTGACTTTTTGAATCTCTCCTTCTCTTCCTCTACTACAGGTATGTGAGGTGCGAATGCCCACTTCCAATTATCTTTGGACGAACCATCAGCGAATACAATACCCACCCCTTCTTTAGTAATTGTTGTTGGATACCACATAAACCCATCCTCATCTAGATACTTAATGTCCCTAAATAGATTTGGAATCATAGACTCATATGATATTACAGTCTCTGTATTATTCAACAGTAGAGTATTTGTAGTGAATCCACACTGTAGACAGTCCCAGCTCACCACTCCATCGTTATGACGTTCGTAACACAACGGACTCTTACATTTTCGGCAGGTTGTTAATTGATCTTGCATATTAATCTAATAATTGTTTTTTTGTTTCTTCTGGAGTTGTTTTACCCAGTGTGCTATTTGTGTAGTATCCAAATCCTTCAGGATAGTTTGTATAGTGCCAACAACCCATTTTATCGTTCCATACAGTTGTTGTTGTGTTACCACCTCCTGTGTTAAGAAATCCAGTACTACCTGATGTTTGGATTGTTCCTGAAAAAGGATTATATGGTGGAGTTTCAGATTCAAAATCATCTATTTCAAAATCTAGCCCAACGCTCTCTTCATAATCTTCTACTTCATTCAAAACTTCTTTGATACGATCCCACTGCTTTGGTGTTGTAGTGAAATCATTACATGCTTCTGAGAATCCTTTTAGCCATATTACAAATTCATAACTTGTCATATTATAAAGTTTTAAGCTTTGGAAGTTTTATCATTTGAGGAACGCTTAACTTAGGGACATTCTTCTCAAGGATCTCAGCCAATCTTTCTACCATTTTATCATAGCTGAACTGGGTTCTGGATTGATGGCCTTGACGCTTTGCATTGTCTACATACTTGCTATAGTTTTCATACACAGCCTTTAAAGAATCCTCTACTGATTTAGGATCTGCTTTAAACCAACTAGATTCCTTTATAAGAAATTGATTAGCTGCTGATGGATGTACCTGATCCACTTTTCCTTGCACAAAGATATTATATTCTTCATTAAGAAAGTCAACATGTCCACTGAAAGGAGATGCTATTATTGGTTTACTGGATGCTGCTGAAAATTCTAAGTAAGGTCTACCGAATCCTTCGTTACCTACTAGAGCAAATGCTTTTACCTTTTCATGGTTGTACAGATGATTCATCTCTTCCTCAGTCAATTCTCCATATAAAATATAGATATTAGGCATATCACCGCCAACAGTCTTTCTTATAACATCTATATTATCTAGAATCTTTTCTTCTTCTATAATACTGAAGCCTGCTAAGCTTGTCTTTAGGATTAAAGCAGGGCGTTTCTTCTTGTCCCTGAAGGCGTTTAAGAATGCTTTGATAAGTGTAGTCAGCTGCTTTCTATCCTCGCCTATATCACCAGCCAGCCAATGTCCTACAGACAAGAAGCAGAACTCTTCTTTTATTTCAGATAAATCTAAATTAGATTTTTCTAATCTCTTATATTTGTTTGTATCAACACCCTCAAATAAAACTTCAATAGGTTTTACTAATTTAACAGTTTCCTGTTTTTGTTTAGTGTTTTGATCTAACTTATCAAAGCTAGTATTTTTAGCTACGTCTTTTACAAAGTTAGAAGATACTATGTTGAAGTCCATTCTATTTAACCCTTCCAATAACTCAGCAGGTAATACTGTAGTCTCTACTAAAGCAGATACGCCAATACTAACTTTCCCTACAGATTGAAACTCATTAGCTACAGTAATCTGAAACCAGATGTCAGGTTGTTTTTCCATCTGGGATATCACCCTGTTAATTAAGTCCATCTCTTCTGGTATAGCCTCACTCAAAGCTCCATAAGGACATTCACCCCATCTCTGAGATAGAATATTAATATCCCACTCATCACCCTTAGCTTTAATAAGAGCTTTAACAAAATCACGACTACGGGATCCATAACCTGAGATAACATCTATCGGACAAGAAACAACACATGTAAGTTTATTCATAACAATTGATTACAAAGATATATAATGTTTTAGAGTTTTCAATGGTCTATCCTCTATTTTTTTAATATGAAACCTTTCTCTAGGTTTCCAGTTTTCTAAAGTGTGATATATAGCAGCTGTGAAGTTCTCACCCATAGCCCTAGCACTCATCATAGACTCAGGAGAAGTTACCCACTCTCTTGCTAGTAATCCTTTCCTATCTCTCTCCTCTGTCCCCATACTATATATTTCCATGATAGCCTTAGATGCATCTCTAAAATCTGCTCTATCATCTGAGATGTATGGAGTTGGAGGAGATCCTTGTATGCTAATACCGGAAGGGAATACTGGTATAGCCCACTCTCCGCACTTCTTATACTTTCCTAGATGGTTAGTGCAGAAAGATTCATCAAACTCAATCCAGTTTCCTTTCTCATCTTCAAACCTCATTTGATCTTGCATGCCTCCAGTTACGTTTGCAATAATCATTCTTCCACACATCATAGACTCGGTAAGCGATAGCCCCCAACCTTCATTAGATGACAGTAGTATGGTAGCATCTGAAGAGTTATATAACATATTCATATAATCTACTCCTGCTCCAGGATCTGAGAATATTACTTGGTCTCTCCTATCTCCCATGAACAGATCAATAACTACCGGTAAATCTGTACCATTGTCATCCACTTTGTGGGTATGTAGTACTAAACAGCACTTATCTGCTTTTTCTGATGGTAGTTGGTCTAGGAAGTGTCTAAACGCTAGTATTGTATCTGGTATAGACTTTCTTCTAATGTTTCTACTGTTGAATAGTAATACGAATTCGTATGGCTTATCTTTAAGTAGATTATTTTTAAAGGCCTGTAGTTTTGAGTACTGGTCGTGTTCTTTCCTTATTGGGAAGAAGTTGTTCTCATTAATACCATGTGGGAAGTATTTAATGATTTTATCTTTAGCATACTCTCCTAATACTATCTCATTTAATATTTTTGTCTGCTTTGATATAGCTAACAACGTATCGCATGATCTGTAGTAATTCTTGTTGTATAGAGGGGCTGGCTCACAATCCCAGATGTTTATATATACCATAGGAATAGTTTTCCTAATCTCCTGTTCTATTCTGAATAGCCACTCGTAATATCTAGGGTCAGTAATGAATACTAGTAAGTCAGGCTTTTCTACAGCTATTAACTGTCTTATGAAGTCTTGAGTTCCGTATCCATTTGTAGGATATAATATAACTGAGGAGTCTGGTATACCGGCTATCTCATTTGTGGATTGAGATAGATCCATCCTTTTATTCTTATCTGGATGATCTATAGCTCCACCTATACATGCGTAGTTAAAAGTGTGAGAAGTACCTAGTACTAATTCCCTGGAGATAGTTGCGATGCCTGAAAAAAACCTAATATCATCCCCTATGAAGAGGATTTTTTTCCTGTCTTCTTTTTTAATATAACCTGCTTTCATTATTTGTTTTTATTTGTTATAGACTTCCACTGGTTGCTAAGTTGTTATAAGTCAACATTTTAACTTGAAACTCCGGGTCAGTGAGGTACAAATGGATAGTCCTGTTTACAAATTTTTGTAATGATAACCCTGTCCTTGCGCTTTCTACCTTGAAATTTTCAGATAGATCTTTGTGTATTTTAACACTTGTTAATTTTAATTTATCTTTCATAATGTAATTATATATAATAAATATATAAAAAGTACATTAAAATTATACTTAACCCATATTTTTTTTATCACAAAGATCAGGTCTATCTTTAAATGCGCAGAACCTACAGTTATTTCCAGAGGCTACTTTAGTATGTACTTTTTCTTTTGCAGTTCCGTCATCATTAAAACACTCATTTATAAAATTAATAAGACGCTGTCCGGCTTGGTGTACTTTAGATTTTCCATTAGCAGGCTCGTGTATTTGTATTCTAGATTGAGGGAAGTCCGCATTTTCATACAGCTTTCTTTTAAGTATACGGAACCTAGGAATAATCTTGGCCTCTTCTACTCCAAACTGTTTTGCAAAGTATTTCTTGTATAAAAGAATTTGAGCTTGCTTAGTCTCATCTTTCTTTTCGTAATCTCTCCAGCCTTTAGTAGAAGTTTTAAAATCTTCAATGTATATAGTCCCGTCAGTCTTATCTCTAAGCACTAGATCTATATACCCATGGAATAAAAATGTATCTTCTATGTCTCTAATTTCTGTGAGGATTGGTATTTCCATACCTAGCATCTCCATATCTTTAGTTGAAAAGTATGCCAATCTTTTCTTTCTAAAGTAGTTTAGTATCTCTACTCCGTCCTGATAGAACTCTGCCATCTCTTGCTTTGTGGAGAAGTGAGCTCCTCCATTGTTAGTAACCTCTTTGACGTATTCTTCTCTAAATACTTTCTCAAAGTGTTCTACCATATCGAAAGCATCGGATGCTTTTACAGAATCATTAAATAGTATAGCTAAGTATTGTTGTAGGGCTTCATGTATAGCTGTACCAAATACAGTATTAATACTTGCTGTAAATAAGTAATGACCCTTAGCGTAAGTAAGATACCAACGATATGGACAGGCCTCGTATACAGAGTATTGAGAGAAGGATATATGTTTCTGTCCTTCTCTCTTCTCTGTTCTTATTTTTGGAGATATACTTTCTGATAAAGCTATTGCTTGTTTCATTCTATCTGTTTTATCAAATCTTCTAGATCTTCTGTTGTCTTTTCAATCTCTGTTATTAAATAATGAAATTGCGCCTGCACTTCTTCTGACATTAAATCTTCTTTATTTGATAAAGCTTCTATTTGAATATTGTAATCGTCTAATCTTTTATTACAATTTTCTATACCTTCATTTATCTCTTCTAATGTCATAACCTTTATTTTTAAAAAATGTTACTATCATCTTTTTCTACTTCCTCTTCCATACCTAATGGAGAGAATTCTTTGTTTACGTGTTGACACTTGATACAATAGAATGTTGGTACTGGTATCACTTGATCCTTATCGCTAGATGCAGCTACTAGGAATTTAGAAACCTTACGAAGATACAAACCTTCTGTAAAAATATTACTTCCGCAGTTCTCACATACTACTCCTGTAGTCTGATCAAATCTTACATTTGCTAATGGATTCTGTTGTTGCATATTATTTGTTTTTATTGCATGAATTGACTATAATCGATATTATCTTTCTTCTCGTCTCCTGTAAAGTATACTACTGATTCTGTAGTAAGGATGGTACCAGCTACACTAGCAGCATTTTCAATAGCAGTCCTTGTTACTTTAGTAGGATCTAAGATACCTGCTGTGAAAAAGTTTTGAATCTCCCCAGTCTTGGCGTTGTATCCGTACCATATGCTATCATCTTCGTCAATAGCATAACTCTTTACACTACTTAGAATCTCATATGCATTCTCAATACCAGCATTGGTAAGAATGGTTTTAAACGGTGCGTACAAAGCTTTAGTGACAATACGTACACCCAGTTCTTGATCATCGTTATCACAATCCAATACAGACTCTTTAAGCAACTCTATACAGTTAATCAAGGCCATACCACCACCAGGAACGATACCTTGATCTAAGGCAGCTTTAGTAGCGTGTAATGCATCGTCTACACGATCTTTCTTCTCTCTCATTTCAATCTCACTCATACCGCCAACATTGATAATAGCAACACCGCCAGTAAGTTTTGACAACCTCTCTTGTAGTTTTTCAATTTCAAAGTTAGATTTGGCAATCTCGATTTGTTTTTTAATATCATTTAACCTCTGTTCAATACCTTCTACTGATCCTTTACCATCAATGATAGTGGTATCTTTAGATGATACATTTACCATACGAGCCTTACCGAACAATGGCTTGAACTCATCAGGCTTCATCTTTTCAATCTTATTACCTTTAGTAGGAGATACTACAGTACCGCCAGTAAGGATTGCAATGTCTTCTAAGATAGCAGTCCTACGATCACCAAAGTCAGGAGCCTTCACAGCACATACTTTAATAGTAGCGTTTGCTTTGTTAACTACCAAGATAGCCAATGCCTCATGCTCAATGTCTTCAGCAACGATAAGTAGAGGAAGACTTTCTGCATGTGCTGCTTGCAACAAAGGTAATACCTGTGCAGTGCTGGTAAGTCTGCCATCATATAAGAATATCAACGGCTTATCAAACACAGCTTGCATTGTTGAGTTGTCTGTAACGAAGTATGGAGATTTAAAACCTCTGTCAAACATCATACCTTCTACTACTTCCAAAGAGGTCTCACCAGACTTTGACTCTTCTATAGCCACTACACCATCAGTACCCACTTTATCCAAAGCAGTAGCGATCAATGTCCCAATCTCAGAATCATTATTAGCAGAGATAGTTGCTACTTGCTTAATCTGATCTTCTGAAGAGATGTCTTTAGATATAGACTTTAAACCAGCCACTACTGCTGATACTGCTTTATCAATACCTTTCTTTACTTCTACCGCGTTAGATCCTTGTGTAATGGCTTTAATACCTTCGTTCACCATTACAGATGCCAATAGTGTGGAAGTTGTTGTACCATCTCCAGCTTTATCTGCTGATCTTACTGATACGCTTTTAATCATTTGAGCTCCGATATCCTCAATAGGATCTTCAAGCTTTGTAAATGATTGTGCTACCGTAACACCATCTTTTGTAATCTTAATAGTACCATCAGCACCTCTAATGATTACATTCCTACCTGCAGGACCTAGTGTAGAGGACACACTTGCATTAATCTTGTTAACTCCCTCTAGGAGTTTCTTTTTGAGGTCTGTTCCAAATTCTGTCTTAATCATAACTGTTTATTTAATCTTTAATAATTGAAAGGATTTCTACTTCACGGCATACATAATACTCATCACCGTCTACAATGATTTGCGTTACTACTGCTTTTGGCACAATAACCGTGTCCCCGGTTTGTACGTGCATAGGAAAGTACTTACCGTTGTTGGTATCGTACATACCTAGACCTGCGCTAACTACTTCAAAGTAGTTTGATTTTTCAGCTCCCATGTCTGGTACAATAATACCACCTACCGTTTTGTCTTCTGAGTCAATCTTCTTTAGAATGACTTTGTCGTGTAATGCAACTAATTTACTCATTGTTTTATTTTTTATGTTTCTTAATGGCCTTCTTTTAGGTTATGTGCCAGAGATGGCACTGCAACTAAATCTAAAGATAGTTTTGTAGTATTTTCCATTCTATCTTGTACTATTCTGCAAGCTTCATCTGACATAGTCTCATCAACTTCCATAACCAACTGGTCATGTATTTGTGCTACTACCTGTCCTTTTATACCAGCTTTTTTAAATTCTCTGTTTATTTCAATGGCAGCACGGTTTACTATAGATGCGGCCAAACTTTGTATCTGGAAGTTCATACTATTGTTAAGACCGTTCTTATAATCCCTTGACATATTCATAACCATTTCTTTTCCCAACTGTCCTTCTAGTTTATTTTGGAAGTCCCACTCTAATAAAGAGTCACCGAACTTCTGGTGAAGGTACGAAACTTTTGGTAAATGACGAACTCTTCCTACTTGTGTTTTTACATACCCTTCTTTTTTTACAAACACTTTAGAATCAGTCATCCACTTTTTCAAGTTAGGGAACCCATTAAGATACCCGTCCACTAGCTTCTGTGCTTCTTTAGTACTTAGATCAATACTCTTACCTAAGGCGTAAGCTGACATTCCGTAAGGTATGCCCAGGGAGTATGCTTTTGCTTTCTGTCTAATATTATTTGCATGCTTCTTTAGATAGTTCGGAGCTTTCTTATCTGGGGAGTACTGATCAAGCTTTTCTGTTTTAATGGCGATTGTAGAATAAAAATCCCACCCATTACGGAAGATATCTTTCAACCCTTCGTCATCAGCTACGTGAGAGAATACTTTAGGCTCAAGTGATTCATAGTCACAATCTATGAATACTGTTCCCGGTTTGCAAACAAAGAACGCACGGATCATGTTATTATATTTAAGAACAATTGGATCCTCTTCTCCTTCTTCTTTAGGTCTTGGCAACTGCTGTGCATCAGATCCGTATCTACCTGATACTGTAGCGTGTTGCTTATAGTAGAAGTAGTACATGCCTTCTTCTTCCTTATCTAAAAACCTATCCATATAGGTAGATTTTATCTTAAGAAGTTTATTATAAATGCGAAGATTCTTAGCCCACTCATGTTTATCGGCAATGGACTGTATGAAATCATCATCAAATTTATCCTTGCCTTTGTCTGTAGCAGATATTGGTTCCATCCCTAAAGCTGTGAATGCGATACTACCTAAGTGATCTTTAGATTGAATATTAAAGAAATCCCCGTCCTGACTATCTTTCCATAGCCTCATACTGACTTTTACAGCTAGATCAGCGTCTAGGACATCCATGTTGCCAGTTGTTAAATACTCTTTGATAGGACCTTCTTCAAGAGTCTTTAGTGTCGCAGCATTCATTGTATACTTACCAGTCTTCTCAGATTTAGGTAAGGAGTAACCTGATTCTGTTATAAGCTGTTGTGCATAGCTTCCTTTATGTGTAGGAGGGAATTTTTCTAGAGCCTTATCTATAACCCACTCTTTTACTCTAGGATCTTTCAAAAGAGTCTTGATTACGATAGCTTTGTATTCCTCAAGATCTTTTATAATCTCTTCTCTAGATTGGACTATAAGATCCATATCTAACAACATGCCGTTGCTTTCCATGGGGATTGTAACTTCCTTGTATAGAGGCATCACTTCATCCTCGAAAAAGAATTTCTCTAGTCCTTCTGATTTTAGTTTTTCTAAGTAGTAATTGAATACCCTAAGAGTTAAGTCAGTATCAGCACAAGCATATTTAGATAGTATAGGGAGGTCTGCTTTCCAGATCTCATAATTATCTTTTGTCGTCGTGCCTCCATTAGATTTTATGGACTCTTTAAGTTCCACCTGCTCTTCATTAGCCTCTTTCTCCATGTCAAGACCAATATGCACTTGTATAACCTTTGCAATATTTTTGAGACCAAAAGAACTGCCTGCGCCTTCTCCTGCACCTTCCTCTGCTACTGTATGTACTAATAGCATCGTGTCTGCGTATATAGCAGGTATTATATCAATCCCGTAAAATTCTTTTACGAATCTAGAATCAAATGAAAGGTTATGTCCTATAAGTTTTTTGGTGCAAAGTAGCGTTAATACTTTCTTAGCAAGATCATGACAACTTTCTCCGTATATAAGATCGTCTGTTAGTTCACCATTTTTAAATACCATGGTTGGCATGTAATACCCTACTCCTACTTCCCCTGATACTGATAGTCCTATTATCTTTCCTTTCCTTGGATTTAAACTTGTAGTTTCCGTATCAAAAGCAATTATATCAAATGCTTTTATATGTTGAACCATATCCCTCAATGTCTGCGGTGTGTCCACCGTGACGTACTTCTTTTCACTCATAACCTTTATTTTATTTTATTTTCCTGTGCTGCCAAATCCGCCGGACCCTCTTTCTGTTTCCGACAGTTTATCTGATTCAACAAACTCAACCTGTGGATATGGCAGTATCATTATCTGTGCTACTCGATCTCCTACTTCATAGTTGGTTAGGTTCATACCAAACTTTTTATTGAACACCGCCATAATCTCACCTCTATACCCACTATCAATAACTCCAACTGCATTGCTTAACGATAGTCCGGATTTGAAGACAGAGGATCTTGGAAAGATCAATCCTACATATCCATAAGGAATTTCCATCGCAAGGCCTGTATAATATTTTACTTGAGTAGGAGATACGTCTTCTTTTTTTATAGCCACTAGATCCATTCCAGCATCCCCATCTTTTGCATAAGTTGGTATTACAGCTTCTGGATTTAGCTTTTCTATCTTTACTATCATAATCTAATTTTCAATTTCATCAAGCATCACTTCTGCTAATATCTCTGGGATCTCATCCGGAGATTGAACCTCTACGAATCTTTCTCTGAAAAATGAACTGTGCGGATGGGGAGGTTCTGCTTCAAAAACATTGATGTTTCCTTGGGAAGTCACCTCTCTTACTGTGTAGATCTGATCTTGTTCTAATACTCCTGGGTGTCCTAAGACACAGCATACTAATGAATTTACTTTCATAACCCTTATTTTTTTTCTGTACTTAATTTTGTAATCTGATTTTCTAGCTCTTCTACGGTTTCTTTTAGCACTTCTAATATTGCATTATTAAGAATTGCATTTTTTAAAAACTCTGTGTTTACTTCTTTCTGTCTTTCATAAACATAAAACAGGAATCCCATTCCAAGTAAGTTTAAAGATATCAAGATTGTGTATATAATCATAACATTAATTTTAACAAATATAATAACTATTCTTCTTTTGCCAAATTTTTATTTCCTTTTAACCACTTCTCTTCGTAAGGGCACTCTTTACATTTATTACCGCAGCACTTGCCTCTTTGGGAAAGATAGAGAGCAGTGAATACAAAGTATCCAGTCTGCTCATCTATATAATAATCAATCCCTTCTTGTAATTTATTGTTCGACACTACAGTTGGCCCCGGCACAGGCAGCTATTTGGCCAAAGTTTACAGTATCATCTTCCTCCATAACACTAGTCAAGTCCATAGAAGTAAGGTGCTTTGATCTTTCTTCATACTGTTCTTTAGTAATATCTTCAAAAGGAGCCTGTTGGTAAGTACCTCCCCAATAAGGCAATACTGATAGGCCGTTATAATACTCTCTGTTTTTCCACATCCACTCTCCTACTGGAAGCCACTCGTCTTCTTTAAGAGATACCGTAGCTGATACGTTGTGGGTATTGTATCCATTCCTATGGCCACTCTTAATCCAATTAACTGAGAAATGCTTTACCCTTTCTAGTAACTCTATTGGGGTCTCGCTTCTCATTATTGATCCTTCTGGTGCTTTGATAGGGATCCTTGCACACAAGGTATCGTGAGATCTTAACACATCATCTTCACACATCTCAGGATGGTTTGCAATCAGATACTTAGCAATGTCTTCACTCTTATTAAATCTTACTGTTCTGAGATAATAATCATTGTGCCATGCGTGTATTCCAGAAGCTGTACCCAATACACAAGATGTTGTTCCTGAAGGCTTTATACAAGTTACACGAGCGGCTCTGTTGATTCCTATAAGATCTGCGTATTTTGCATTTACTTCTTTTGCAATCTCAGCAGCTTTTTCAAGATCATACTTCAAGATCTCTCCACTTCCGATACCTGTCATACCTATTCCAAGCAAAGCATCCTTCTCAGTAGTCTTCTGCCATATAGGACGGAGATAATGAAAATCAGTGAATGACGCTTGTAAAGTTCCAAAGAATGCAGCTATACGCACTCTGTCAAATAGATCCTCTTCATCTTTGATATCAGATACATTCACTTCACAAAGGTTGCAGAATTGATATGGACGTAGTGCTATTTCGCAACATGGGTTAGTTCCCCACTCAGCATTCTTTGTCCAATAGAACCCAGGCTCTCCAGAGTTACTCAACTCTATCTTCTTCCATAAACCTTTAAATTGTTCTTCTGTAATCTGGCCTCTTTCCAATACTGCAGAGTTATTAGACCTTCCCCTTTGTTCATTAAGTTCCCACCAATTACCGTACTTACAAGTAAGCATTTCTTCATCATCATAGCTAAACAATGCGATCATAGCAGCCCTTCTAATACCTCCAGACAATACGCTGTTAGCAATGTGGCACATGATATCATGCACTTCCAAGGTAGATAGCTTCTCACCGTTTTGTTTACGATCCAATATAGCTTCTATATGTGTAAGACAGATCTTAAGAGGCTCTGGTCCAGGCGCTTTTCCACCTGCAGTAATAAGCCTAGATCCTTTAGGACGTACATCTCTGTAGTCAAATGTAGGCTTAGCACCCTTACCAAAGTATGATTTCATCAATACTTTCACAGCGTCAGCCCATCCAATAATACTATCTTGTACTAAGTATCTTTTTTGTTTTACTGGCTTTATGATTTCTGGTAACTTCTCTACGTGCTGGAACTGAACAGAATATCCTACCCCAGTACCCCCAAGCAATAGAAACATGGACTCTGAAAAACAGTGTACGCTATCCATTGGGAGGTAGCAGCAGTTGTATATACGTGCATTATTTACTTCAGCTGCTATGCCTGAGAACTGTAAGGCCCTCATTGAAGGAAGTACTTTTTTATCTACTATATAACTAGCGTTACCCAATATCTCTTTTTTTAAATTTGGGAACTTTTGCATTAACATAACCTCATATCTAGATACTATTTCTTCCCATGTTTCCCTTCTTTTTACTTCGGGAATGTACTTGGCGTACTTAGAAAAAATAGTTATCTGACTTAGTATCTCTGATCCTAATTCCATGTTTTTTTGTTTTAAATTTTTGTAACGGTAAAAATAAATACCCATTGAAAATGGAAAAAAAGTTCAATTGCTCAGCTTTTTTTTTGCCACTTTTTTGATGCTTATGAGATTATGCCTTGAGAAACTTTTTCTTTAGCATAGACATATCATCCGAACTAAAATCTCCTTTTGACCCAGTGTCTTGACTATCAGTCTCTTCATCAAATAGGTCCTCAGAAATCTCTATAAAGCCTCTACCTAGATCTATTTTAGCGGAATATGTCATCCCATCTGGTCCTAATCTAGACTTCATGATATGGAATCTTCCTGTATTGTTTATCTTATCCTTCCTGCGTCTGGATAGAGATACACTCAGATCCGCTATCATCATCTTTTGAAAACTTCCGGCTACCTTATCCCCTTCGATGATCTCATCCTTGGCTCCCATACGATTAATCTGGGAAGGACAAACGAATGGAATTTTAAGATCTTTAGCCATTCCTTTTAGATCGGTATAGATATCATCTAGTTCTTCTTTGCTTTCTTTCCTTGATTTACGAGGCTTTAAAAGATCCGGGTAGTCTATGATGATTAGGTCTGGAATAAAGTCGTTATTGGCTTCTAATTGCTTTATATGAGATTCTATGGTACTTAGTGAGGCCCTACCAGGAGAATATTCCTTAATCACAATCTTACCTTTAAGATTTTTAACTGCGGCTTCTACTTCTTTGCGGTGGAACTTAAGCATCTTGACTTCTACTCCAGTAAGGATAGAATCAATCTTTTTACCTACATACCTCTCATCCAACTCTAAAGTATAGTAGATTACATTAAATCCCATCTTAAGACAATGGGATGCAATATTACAAACCACTGTAGACTTTCCTATGCCGGGAGGTGCAAATAAAAGCATAAGGTTGCTTCCGCCTATTCCTCCATCTGTAATGTCATTGAATACTTTCCAAGGGAATGGGATCTTTTTATCTTCCTCTTCTCTGAATCTGGACTCGATGTCTTTGTCGTATTCGTGTCCTATTTCTTTTGTGCTTCCAGCCCTTAACGCTTCATCAATAATCTTTCTGATTCCTTCAAACTCTCCGCCTGTGAGAAGATCTACTGAAGCTAGTAAAGCATCTTTTAGTTTCTGATTCTTACAGAAGTTAAAAAACTCTTCCTTTACATAATCAATATCATCTTGTGTAGCGGTGTAGGCTTGTTTTAATTCCTCTTTAATGGATACTTGTAACACTTCGTTCTTTTCCTTTTTAAGTTCTATCTTAAGAACTTCCATTGTAGGATAGGTGTGGTATTTGCTATAGTACTCTAGAATAGTTCCAATGATCCATTTGTGTGCAGGAGATTCAAAATACTCAGCTGTGATTACATCTGCTATGTTTTGAAGGAACTGTTTGTCGTTTAGTAAGGAGTAAAGTACTTTTATTTGGAACTGGTGTCCGTAACTGGTTAATCTTTGTTGTGTCATAACTTATTTAATAATTATTCAATGTGGAAAATAGATTTATCCAAAGATCCAAATTTGATATAGCATTTCCCATCTTATCATAGTTGTATAGTTTTATGAAGTCGTACTTCTTTAAGGTCGGTGCCTTTGTATGGTACTTGTCCATAAGTTCTACAACTGTCTCCTCAGAAATGTTTGGCTCCATAATATTCATAATCTTGTAGAAGATCTCTACTTGTTTACGAACATTTAGTATCCTTTCATATAAGACAGACTTTTTAGGAGGATTTTCGCAGATGTGATAAATGTCCTGCAATGTTTTCCTTTCAGGCTTTGATACAAACTCAAAAAGCTTTACTACATTCTTTTCTCCTAATCCGTTCACTCCAGGTATATTATCTGAAGTGTCCCCTACTAAAGATTTGTATAATAAGAAATTATCTGGGTGTATTCCGAAATCTTCTAATACATTTTCTACTCCGTATATCTTCTTCTTAGTTGGACTGTATACGCTGATTCTATCATTTACAAGCTGCATAAAATCATTGTCTGAGGACATGAGATAAACATGGGAATCATTATACTCTTTGTATATACTCCCTGCTAAATATCCCATCACGTCATCTGCCTCAAGCTTGTCATAAGACATTAAAGACACGGGTAGAAATTGTAAGTAGTCTATTAACCTAGTGATCTGATTGTACTTGGAATCATCCTCGGAAGTTTTTGTTTGAAAGGATTTATAATTCATAATCCTTCCAGTATCCCTATTTCCTTTGTATTGGTTATAGAGATATTTTCTGTTGCCCGACCCGCCTTCACCATCAAAGACGATTACTACACGAGTCGGGGATAACAGTTTTATTGCATGTCCAAGTGATTTCAAAAATCCAATGAGTCCGCCTACATCATTACCAGATAGGTTAACTCGGTTAACTACTGCGAAGCTTCTTAGGAATGTATTCATTCCATCTATAATCAATACTCTACTATTGTAGTGTAGATTAGTAGGCTTCTCATCATTTTTAAGTTTAGAGAATATATTAAGGAGTCTCTCCTTATTCATTACCTAAGCTGTTAATGGTAGCATCTCCATGATTATCTATCATATCTCCATTATCTACTTCTTCTATTATGTCGAAGTCTTCGCTTCCAAGAATCTTTAACCATTCTGATGAATGTTGTTTCTTATAAGCATCAATGTATTTCTTATCATCTATGATAAATCCATGGGGAGTTGCAATAATCTTACCAGTGGTCGTTACACCGTTGATGTGATTCTTGTCTACTGAAATCTTAGTCCTCTTTGCAAACTCAACATCCTTACCATTCTTAGTGGCTTTGATCTTGTTTGTTCCTGCTCCAGTAGAGTTGCCAAAGGTTACTACTATTGTAGAGTCAAAGAACATTGTATTTCCTCCCTTGTTCTTTATCTTTGGCATTTCACCATATGAAGAGGGTTTCTCCACCCAAACTTTGTTTACAGCAATAAGGGTGTTTGTATACTGAGAGCTATCTTTTCTAGAGCCGACAATTCTTTGGTTTATAAAGTTGCCAAACTGTTGAGACATTGCTCCTGCATTCCACTCATTATTGTTCTTATTAGATTCTACGGATAGCTTACATGGTAAGGATCCTACGGAATCCCAAAGGAATACTAAATCAATAGGAAGCACTCCTTTTGTTTGTTCATCCAACAAATCCAAAATAAATGCAGCCACATCTTCTACGGTAGTTATACTACTCTTATCAATATAGATAAAATTACCTTCATAAGATATTGTTTGGGTTACCTCTCCTGTAACTTTATCTACAACATCTTTAACTTTTGTTTCTACTTCAAACCCCATAATCTTAGCATGACTCCAATCCCACTTCATCTCAGTGATGATAAAGACTGGTAGTTTTCCCATTTTCTGTACACTAACCGCTGCTTCAATCAATGCTGTGGTTTTTCCAGTATCGCTATGGCCACGAAGATTAATAACGTGCCCATGAGGAAGACCTGGTAAACTGATTGCTTGTTGAAACGCTTCTGATAATGGGATCCACTCTTGTTTCTTGAAGGATCCGTTCTCAGATAGGTTCTTTGATTTCTTAAAGTTTTCTAAATTAAAGGACGTACTCTTACCTAAGGCGCTGGCTACAGCACCTTTGATGTTTTTTGATTCTGCCATATGTTATTTTTTAATTGTCTTCTCCGAATAGATCATCAAACTTTGATGCTACTGTTGTTTTCTTTTCTTCGTATTTTGAAGCAGGCTCGTATGGCCCTTCAAAAGGTGGAGCAGCCTCATTTGTTGCAGCTGGTGCAACTTCTTCTACTGTAGGAGTTGATACTTCTTCAGATTGTGCTTCTTGTGGATTGATGTAATCATGAAGCATCTTCTTAATTTCATCATAAGAATACTTCTTATAGATTTCAGTGATCTCTTTTTGAGTCTCCAATACTTTCTGTACCAGAGCAGCGTCTTCGGAGATAGCAGAAATGTTTCTCTTTGGAGTTACGTTAACTGCAACATAGTTGACATCACGCTTACCAATCTTAATTACATCGTTGTATCCTTCTACAGTAAGGTCAGTACCTTCTGTTACATCAGATACATCACCGAAATCATCATCGGCCATGATGCTAAGCAACTTCTCATAGGTAGTTTTGTTAAACTCCCAAAGTCTAGCACCCATACCTTCTTCACCACGAACTAGTACTTGTGCAAAGAATTTAGTACGAGGCCTAAGCTTACGAGCCAAGTCTTTGCTCTCTTCTGTGTTCTCATCATATAGTTCACGCATAAGTTGAACTACCGGATCTTTCTCACCGAAGTTTTCAAGACTGTAAACGTTCTTTTTAAAGATGTTGTACTGGTGGAAGCTAACTTCTGCAAATGGGAAGTCTTTGTTGGTTTTCCTAGGGAGGATCCTTACTACTTGCTTACCCAACTTTGGTTTCCAGAAAATGGTTGTGAAGTCAATCTTTTCGAATGCGGAGCCTGAGTTTTTAGACTGTAGCTTATTCAGTCTTTCTTTGATCAAATCAATCTTGGACATAACTTGTTTTTTTAAAAAGTGAAGAACAAAAGTAAGGAATATTTTAACTATTCCAAATTATTTTTTATCCACATTAACGATATCGTGGATCTTAGTCTTAAGTTGTACGAACTGGTCCTTTTGGGTAAGGAGGATGCTATTTTCATAGTCTTTCCAGTTAACACGGTAGTTGTTATCTCTAACACCTCCGTTAAGAGATTCTATAAGCTTGTTAAGGGAATTGATCGTGTAAAGAACATTGCACTCTTTACGGCGATGCATTAGGATAGTATTGGGGAGAACGTTATCCTTGTTAATATTATCGCTATCAATGTTATATGTGCACACATACTCATTGTCATTATCTGTCTCTAATATGAATATCTTAGAATAGATTACTTCATACCTGCTTTTTATGTCAGATATGGTGACTTGTAAGTCTTCTTTTTTCGTAAACGTGCAAAATAGCTTGTTCAAGTAATCGTAAGTTAGATCAATAATATTATTATTCATATATAAATATCTAATAAAAGCGTCAAAAATTTATAAATTCTTCATTTCCTGATAGTTCGAACCATGCTTACATGATGTTTTGTAATCATCTTGTTCTAATATCATCTGTATGTCGCAAAGAGTCTGCTTACCGTCTTCTTTGCTGTAGTCAAAAAGAAAGGAGTCGTAGTTATATAATACAAGCTTCGTTCTTTTGCATGCAAGATACTTAAAAATATCATTCAAAACAAGAATATTTCTTTCTGTTTCGTAGTTTTGTAGTATATATGGTAGTATTTGTGTTTTAGAAGTTATCCCCCTTATAGGCCTTTTTGATATAATACTTTCAATATATCCTTGTTTTCTATAGATATTCCATAAAGATTCTTTATATTCTTTAACTTTTGCAAAGAATGGGATATCTGCTACTTCTTCCGATATAGAGTCTGTATATAGAAGTTTAAAGGTCAAACTCTTACTCTCTTCGTACTGTGATCTGGTTATTTCATCTGTCCCAAAATAGTATTTAGCTAAGTGGCTGTGTATGTCACTGTCAAAGACATATCCGATATGATACGCTAATATCCGAATATGATACGATTGATAATCAAACTCTATTAATCTATCATTCTCTGCTATAAATGACTTTCTACTGCCATCATTCTTGTTCATAGCAGCATAATTTATACCATTAAAGGCATTTGAGGGCCTTCCGGTGGCGGTATATAAGTTATATTGGCTATATGTTTTGTATGATTTAACCGACATTAAGGCCTCTTTTGGGGTATAATGACTGAAAAATACGTCATTATCTATACTAATTCCATTAGATTCGATGGAATTAAACAGTCTAGGAGCTAAGTCTCCATACAGTTTATAGTACTTTGTTTTAAACCAAGCATAATCTATCTTGATAGAAGCTATCAACTTCTCATACTTCTCAAAATGTTTGGCTATAGGGATGATTTTATTTATATCAGAACGGTATTCATACTTCTGGCAAAAGAAGTTGTGCGCCGTTGTGTTAAACTTTGATTCGTCTATTATATCTCCGGTAGCTAAGTAATTAGCCATTTTAAGACAATATAAGGCACTATCTCTTTTAGTGAAGTATCTCATCCTCTTTCCATCAATAGCGTAGATATTGCCAAGCTTATTGATTATGAAGGCCTCTACAGACTCTTTAGACAAGGAGAAGGCTTCTGTATGGTCTAAACATAGCATAAATCCCATACGGGATCTAAAAGGCTTTATATAAATTAAGGAGATGTCTGCCAGTTTAGGATGGCAGTTGTCGTTTGATGGAATTACATCAACAAAACAATTAGTAAAATCGTATGCAGAAAACTTTTGAAGTTGTTCTTCTGTCTCTATTATGTAATACACTTTTATAACCTTTGTACAAAGATAAGGTTATTTTGCGTACTGCGCCAAATTTGTAAAATAATCTGATATGCCTGGTATGGTTTTCTCCAAACCTTCTAAGGTTTTCTGATTAGTATTTACTATTCCAGGCATTCCTTCTGGAGTGGTGTATAGAGGTCCTGTTAGTTTCCAAGAGAACTTTACTGCTGTGTACAATGGATCTTTAGAGGCTCTTTCATATTCAGTTTGATCTACTTCTAATATGGTTTCAAATCCACTGTTTACTCTTTTTATTGTATACCTGGTGAAGGATCCTTTTTCATAGTCTTTATCAGAAGGCATTGCATAGTGAAATCCATATGCTACAGCTTCGTTTTGTACAATACCTTTTTGTATTATAGGGACTAGTTCCTGAGTAGTAGATGTATACTCTTTTCCAGAAAAGAACTTTCCATCATTAGTCAAATAGTAATCTCCTATATAAGGCTTTCTAGTCTTTTTAACAAGTAGTTGTGTGCCTGCGGTATTTGATACTAATGATATTTCTGATTTAGGGTAGTACATTTTTATTGGTAATATGGATATCCTGTAATAAAGAAACTAGCTACAGGACCGTTAAATAATCCTGTATTTAAATCTATGGCTCTGCTTATATCTATTTTAGAAAAAGTAGTTATTTTTTTATATCTACTGCTTTGTGTATCTAATCTTACGGCCTCTAATTCTTCTTTTGTAGTAACAATCTTATCGTCAGTACGAAATAATTCAAGAAACTGAGCCTTCCAGGCTTCATAGGTTGTAGGATCATTCTCTCTTTTTACTTTTGCAATTGCGCCGACTTTATTATAGAACTCATTATTAAAAGTAATTCCAACTTCTTGATTAGCTGTAGACATGGCAAAATATAAAGACAGTTCAGATAAAACTTTAGTTAGAACTATAGGGCTATTTAGATTATCTAATCTAAAACTTACTTTTTTATTTTCGTCATACTGAGCTACGGGGAATGCTTTTAAATAAGCTCTGTTAAGGTCCTTCAGCACATAATCAAAATCAACTAAACCATTAGAAAATTCTGTAATTGCCGTTTTAGTATACAAAGGCTCTGAGATGTTTCTTACTTTTATAGCCCCACTAGTAGTATCGATCTGGTATCTATTTAACAAACAGTCTATTACCAAAGCAGCCAATATATTAAAGTATATAATAGAAGTAGTGTTTTCTATTTTTTTACTTTCTGCTTCATTAAGTAATTCTTTTAATACTTCTTCTCCTTTTATCTTAGACTTTATTTGTTTATCTTCCTGATCTAAGATGCACATTTGAGATACTAGATTAGTAGTCCACCCATTTGTAACTACTTCATTGGATATACCAGTTACTATAAAACCAATGTGCTTTGCTTCGTAGTCTTTAGGTAATACTTTTTTATCTACAGTAAATATTTCACCTATAGTCAATCCAGAAAGACCGTCAGTAGTTAAATCAACAGATATGGGAACCACAGCTTTGTAGTCTGTTCCTCCCTCCATTTCTACTAAAAGTGTGTTCAAATACCCATTCATAGCTACTATGTTAGAATTATAATAAACCCCTATGGATTTATTTACCATCACATACTTATTTACATATTGAATAAGTAATAATATAGAACTTAGTTTTCTTCTTTTTGCTACTATTTCAGAAATATTCTTATTATCAACATCTGTCTTTGTATTATTAGTACGCTCAAACAACCTATCTTTTAACCCTTCGTTTAAGTAATTGTATGTTGATGTCTGTATAGCAGATACGTTCTCTCTATCTTGTGCAGCTATGGCTATCATAGTAGCTTGTGAAGGAAATATCTTAGATTGTATCTTATGATTTCTAACAATGCTGTTATTTCCTGATACATTTATCTTAAATTTAGAACTATATAAAGAATCGGCAGGTAATTCAGTGTAGTGCTTATCTATGATAACTATCTTATTGTCCTTTACAAACTTATCAAAGTCATTTATAGTACCCAAAGAAAACGCAACTCTAGATAATAATTCACTTATGACTCTTCCTAAATATACATACCCTTTATTTGATACTGCTTCTTGTTTATATATAGATACTATCTCTTTTATGTTAATGTAGATATTTCCTATCTGACCAAAATTAGTATTTTCATATAAGTATTCTCTTAGATTATAGTCTGCTGTAACTGGACCAGTAACAGATTTTGTTTCTGTTTTAAATATCTCCGGTCTAAATGCTTTGTTCCCCTCTATGTCTGTAAATAAATTTGCTCTACTATTTCTTATTACAGCTACATTTGGATCTATGGTTATTGAATTATAGGATGCTTGACATAGTCCGTTAGATATAGAATCACTTTTTAATGGGTTTGCAGGTATTTCTATATCAACTAGAGTTTGATCTTTTGAAGCAAATACATTTTTAAACACATTTAATATGTGCAGCAAGTATGCAAATTGAATATAATAATAAGATCTTTTATCTCCTGGGTTATCTTGAGATACCGGTACTGCTTGCTCTTCGTCTTTAGTTACATCAGAAACTCCGGATCCTAATAAAGACCCATCATTAGTATTTGAATTTTTATTATACCTGTCTGGGCTTTCCCATGAAGTCATTGCTTTTTGTAAACCTCCTCTTGCTGCCTGATCTGTAGTAAGATTTGCATTAGCAGCAGTTGTAGAAAATCCAGATTTATACTTATATATAAAATTGTCTATATAAGGCTTATCAGAATCTTTAATAACACCATCTATGGCAGTTATGTTTTGAGAATTTGATCTAGGATTACTATCACTCAAAGTGCAATATTCATCCATCAACAATTCAAATTGGCTTTTTATTTCGCTATAATCTATGTTGTTTAAAGATTCTGGATCTATATTTTGATCTTGGCTTTTAGCAATATCTGCAGGTCCTATACTAACGCCTATAGTATCATTCATTCTTATAGTATCTATAACGTCTCCTATACTAATCAGTACAGTCGTACATTCATAAGATCCATTGGGCATCAACGTATAGTCAAAATTCTTTATAGATCCTAAAACTCCATCATAGTTACCAGAATATCTATGTCTCAAAATATCTAGCTGATTGTATATGATATCCTGAGTTATTCCTGTATTAAAGCAATCTATGGTATTAAAAACCATAGTCTTTGTATTGTATTTAGTAGATGTATAATTCAAAGCATTTGTAGTTGCTTTTGCTTTATAGTCCTCTCCTGTAACAGAGCTATCTAAATACATTGACCAGCCCCATTCTAAAACTACTTTATATCCAGGTCTCATAAATAATACAGTCAGATCTTCTAACTGTTTTACATCCCATGCTTGGAATTTAATAGTAGCCTCTGTTAAAGATCCGTAAGCTCCTAGTGACCTAGTTTTCATACTTGTTATCCCTGGCATAGGTCTGATGCCATATTGATTAGTTCCTAAATCTCCTCCATAAGAAGCGCCTTTTCCTCCCACCCCTCCTCTAGTAAAGTAGGTATCGGTACCAGCTCTATTATATAAAGTACCTCCCATTAGCACATACTTTTTCGCCAGATCAGGACTTTCGTTACCTACAGGACCATAATCTACTAAAGAAGTCATCCTTATCCAAGGAGCTTTGCTGGATACATAATGTGCAAAGTCTACAGGCCGATTTACTTCAGATAGAAGATTCTGCCTAGTATTAATCTGACGTATTACATATGGCTTAAAAGTACTTTTGAATATAGACATAACTTTTATATACTGTTTAAAGAATCGTAATCTGCCAATACTTGATCTAGATTTGCTGGTATTCTTATTTGAGTTCCGGGAGGTACAAAGATACTATCTCCTGGGAGATTATTTGCTACTAATATTACCCAATAATATTCTGTGGACTTATAGTAATCATAGGATATTATATCTAGTCTGTCTCCATACGCTGCCTCTATATAAGTGTCGGTGTCAGAGAAAGCTATATCAGGATATTTAGAAGCTCTATAATATCTTCTGCTATTCTCACTGTCCTTTAATACTTTTGTGTTTGAATATCTACTCATCTCCTATTTTATATGATTTATCTACTGGTTCTACAATTACAGTTCCTTTCTTTTTGCTAGATTTTAAAGCGGCTATTGCAGCTTCCTTACCTTCCTTTAGTTTATCACTAGTTCCTTTTAACCATTGCTTATTTATTTTCTTTGGTTCTGACATCCCGTCTATTCCTATGAACGGAGCTTCTGAAGACTTTCTTGGTAAAAAGTTGTAAATAGGTATAAAGGTCATATTACATTTTATAAGCTGTGGCAATTCATGCATATCTGCATCTACTCCTGTAGCATCAGCTTCCGGTTCTTGCAGTGCTATCTCCCAGTTAGAGTCTTCGTCTATGTTCATATCGAAGTTAGTAATGATACCTGGTTGATACAATACAAAGTCTCCTATAGTTAATTCTGCAATGTTTCCTCTCATCAAATTATCCTTATAGTCAGGAGTCATTGATGATATCAAATAGTTTAGCTTTTGATATAGTGGTTTCATTTCTGCACGAGAAGATGCAGCTATAACAAAGGAGTATGTTATGGTTTCTGTGAACCCATCATAAGCGTAGAATGACTCACCCCTTCCTACATACTTGTAGGCATCCCACTTAGATACAACGTTTCTTCTAATGTTTGATATATAAGCTCTAAATACAATATACACTCCAAGACTATTGCCTTTGGCTTCTGGCCTAACATCATTGTCCAATATTTTTATACGAAATTTTATAATATCCCTAATGAAACTTTCAGGACTGCCGTCAGTATTTACTGGCTTACCGTTTATGTCTGTAGTAGTTGCTGCTGGCCCTGCTGCGTAGTATAAACTGATAGCATTTATTCTATCGGCTGTGGGTGTGCTTGCTTCAGATGTGTAATCTACTCTATCTTGAGGTTTTCTAACTCTAGGCACACCTATTCTAGTTTCTAGATTTAATTTTCTATAATTTGAACTGGGTAGCGTGTAATACTTATTAGCATTACCAGAAAAATCTACATCCCTTACAGCTATATTCTTAAACTCCCTAAAGTCATCCTTTCTTAAATCAAACTCTACATTTTCACTAGGTACCTGCGGTATGTCGGCAGTTGCAGTTAAATCAGTTGAGGACGGCTTAAAAGTATATACTCTACTTTCATTTTCTCCTGCCGTTCCTCCTATACTTCTCAATGTTTCCATTGGAAGATATATAAACCCTTGATTAACTTGGGTACTTGATCTCACTTCATTATCTCTAATATAACTAGTCTTCATTATTTGAGAGTACCTATTAATAGTTGTGTTACCTATACCAAAAAAAGAGTCTGTACCTCCAGCATATTTTAAAATATGATTTACATCTTCTTTGGCAAGCTGAACCACAAGAGATCTCATTCTATTTTGCCCTGCTTTTTCTTTAGCAATAATCATTTTTTCATAACTATCTTGTTTGCTAAACCCAGGAAGTAATCCATGTTTTTTAAAGTGCAAACCAGCGCCCGATACTCCTACTTGAGCCAAAGTGTTTAACCCTAGAGGATTATAAGTTTGAGTATCTATGACTTTTTTATCAAAATTATAAGCATCTGCTGAGGTATTCGGGTTCATTCTTTGTAATCCCGTCTGCTTCAAAAGAAATATAGGCCCCTCTATAGTTGTATACAAGAATTTAGATATTCTTTCTACATCTGCTACAGTTCTAGTTATTGTTGTGACTGCTCCAAATTGAGTTAGCCCGTCATTAAAATTAGATGGAGACCATCTCTGATCTATCTTTCTTACTACAAAAGGCTGTCTGCTATCCCCACCACCTGGAGTATCTCTTCCAAACGGTAGTTCATTTGAATTAAACGTACCTACTCCACTATAGTATCTATAGTTGGCTAAATTAGTTGATAAATCTTGTAATGATGGCACGTTTTTCTTATTTTATGATCCTGAAGTATGGTTAGAGCTTGCTATTGCTGTAGCAAACTGCTTGCTATCTAAATTAAATATAGCCGTAGTTTGAGTATTTTGGTTTGTTCCTGTGTTTTGATTGTTGTTATACCCTCCCCCTTGTTGATTGTTATTATAATTAGGAAGGTTGGAGTTTCTTGTAGGTAGGGCTGGTTTTGCCACAGCCATATCCTCTTTTACCGATTCTGATCCTCCAATTAATCCCAGACCAGCTCCTGTTGCTGCTACTGCTAATGCAGCTCCCACTAAAGCAGTGCCTCCAGTTGCCACAATCACAGAATACGCTACGGCTGCTGCTAATGTTGCTAATCCAAACATTAATGATTTCAATAAAAAAGTATGTTCTAATAATTTTGCAAAACCAGTTACTAATTTAATCATAGGTCCAGCAGCTAATTCTGTAAATACCTGCTTAATTCTTTCCATAGATTCATTAAATCTATCTTGTAGATTAGCTCTAGCTATATCTTGAAGTAAAGCTTGGCCTCCTTCTTTTCTAGCAGCTTCTGCTTTAAGTTGTTCTAATCCTGCTAAGTCCCCAGATTTTCTTAAAAACTCATATCTTTCTTCTAAAGCATTTTTATTCTCTACGCCTAAAGCGTTTAACACTGCTTGCTCTTGAGCAGACTTAGTTAACTCTTCTGCGGACATTCCTATAGATGCAGCCAATCTTTCACGTTGTATAACGTTCATATTGGTTAAAGCATTAAGGCCTCCCATCTGACCTATCAATTCTGTAGCTGCTTCTGCTGACTTTCCATCAAGGGCCAACGCTCTTGCTTTCTCAAAGTTAAATCTTTTTCCCAAAAGAAGTTCTGCCTCAAGCTCTCCTGATATTGATGTTTCAAAATCTAATAGGCTTTTAGATATCTTTTGAGTTTGTTCTAAAGACATTCCAAGTTTATTAGCTTCTACTACTGCTTTAGCTATTAGTTCTGGATTGTTTTTATAGGCTGTTGATATCTCTGCGTTTAGTTTTGATATCTCTGCAAACACTTTCTTGTATGATATTACAGTAGTGTTTTGCTTCATAGCCGTATTAAGTATCTTTTCTGCAGACTGTCCTGATATCAAAGATAGCTTCTGTATGCCAGCAGCTTCTTCTTTGGACATCTTCAGCTGCTTTGTTAACAAGATTTCATTTTGAATCCTTTCATTGGTGAACAGTGCGTTTGTTCCCAATGTTTCTTGTAACTCAAGCATTGCATTAGCTTGATTCTTTACTGATAGGTACGCCGAGCTTAAAGATCCTACTAATTTATTTCCTTCGTAAGAAGTTTCTCTAAAGGCATCCAGCATTCCTACAGCAGAGGTCTTAGATAAAGCTGTATTATTAGCTATATCTGTAACTATCTTATCATAATCAAATGCTAGTTTTACTAAAGCTTTAAATGCTGTTACTAATGCTACTACTCCAAGGGCAGCTAAGAATAGTGGATTTGTTATTATTGTTTTTAATTGAGTTCCTAAATTAGTCATACCAGCCCCGAATCCTTTTTGGAATTCTTTGGACAGCACTTTAAAGTCCATGAAGTCTTTTAAGAATGGTATTCCAGACATAGACCCAAATATCTTAGATAATGCAGTAGCTTTTATACTACTTTCTTGTACTTTTTTATTAAATGTATCTACTTTACCTGCCGCTCCTGTTAATATATTGTTTATTGTATTTCTTGCTTCTACCTGCTGCATTAAAACTGCTAGCTCCTTTTCTTCGTTAGTTACTGTAGCTCTAATAGCAGCGCTACTGCTTTCCATATCTTTTAAAATGCTTTTATAATATTCTTCTTGAGTACCTAATAAACTTAAAGCTTGAGTTTGACTTCCTAGTTGATTTGTATAGGACTGCAATATATTATCATATATAATACTTGCGCTATTTTGAGTACTTAAGTTTTTAGTATTATTTTCTAATATTCTTTCCGTAATTTTATCCGCACTCAAATATTCTCTACCTAATTTAGATACTACATCTAAAGCATCAGTTAAAGAATTTCTTACATCTGTAGTATTGTTATATGCTGATCTTAAGTTGCTATTTACTTTTTTAAACTCTTTATCAAGTTCTCTGCTTATGTCAGTAGTTATTAGCAACTCTCTATTTACAGCACTTATATTATTTGCTGCATCTTCTCTAAACTGTTCAAACGGATCTTGAGGGGCCATCTATACGCTTTATATATAAATATGAAAGCCGCTATTTTTTAGCGGCTCTCGGAGACTTATAGTCCGGGGTTTGTTCTTTTCTCTTGGCTAAATCTTCCATACTCATGGTAGTTCCCTTACTATTAGCCTTTTCCATCTCATCATTATGCTTTTTAATAATGTCAGACAGCTTCTTTATGTTAATTAATCTATATGCTATAGGCATATGATATGCCATTGCATAGTTTATAGCACCTTGGCTATTCATAGATAGCCACAATAGTTCGTCAAATAGTTGATTCCTATACGCCGAGTTCAGGCCAAAAAAAGTCAACCGTCATCGGTATGCTTAGGCCCTCCACTACCTCTCCATTCTTCCTAGTGAAATCAAACTTCATTATGATGTCTGGTGTGGAAGTTACCATATGCTTTCTTAGATCTTGTGAGTCTCTCATAGGCATTGCCTTGATGAAGTCTCTTACTACTTTCTTATCTCTATCTCCATTAATAGCCACGATAGAATGTGCTAAACGTACAGTAATCTCAGCAGACATGTTCTTGTTTATCTTCTGCAACCCTTTGATCTCGGCTTCAATAGCTGATTCATCTTTATGGGTGAGGATCTTATAAGTGACTAGCTGCTTTGACATAGGCAGTTGATAATCAAACTCATTCTGTCCTTTCTTTATAGAATCCCAATCAAGTTCTTTCTCTTTCAACTCAGAAAGATCAACAGTTACCTCTTCTGATTGATTTGAAGTAGGGTCTGTGTACTTGAATGCATACTTGCTGCCATATGCGAGGATCCTAGCTCCTATCATGATGGCATTCTTATCTCCGACTAGGAGTTCATTATAGTCGATCTTTGAGGCTATAATAGCCTGTAGGAACTTATCTATAACCGTACCCTGTTGAATGAAGTTCCTATTGGTTAGGATGTCTTCATGCATTGCTGTCGGGAGGTAGAGATCAATTTGTCCTGAACTGAGTGGGCTTGATTCTGGATAGAGTAGACCTTTAGATGGAAGGTCTAGAGGCTGTGTTGGAACATTTAGTAATTCTGACATAAAACTATATTTTGTATATATAAATATATTGATTTGGGTTTTTATGAAAAGAAAAACCACACCCGGTCTAAGAGATGTGGCTTTCTATGTGAGGCGCCCTGAGGTAGCAGGAAGTTTACTTGACCAGTTTTGTTATATCTGTGCCATCTATATCTTTAACACCGTGTTTTAAAACTAAAGTTTTATATATGCCGGGAATTGCTTTTTTATAATCTGTATCGGCGCCTCCAAAGATAGGATAATATTCCTGTGTAGTAAATTGTCCTGGGTTACCATCCATTTTTGATCTGTTTACCATCATAAATGGCTCTCTAGTCTTTAATAAGAAGTTTTGCATGGCTTTTAATTCAAGAGGGGATAATCCAAGATCAGAAGCATCGTCTCCCCTTCTTATAACTTGCATTTCATATTGAATGCTTTTTATTAAAGCATCTTGGCTACTAAAATCATTCAGGCTACTATTTGGATTGGCTTTTAAATAGGCATCTAACTTTTGTCTACCTAAAGTAGGAACTCCTTTATCTAATTCAGGGCTGCCAGCTTCTTTACCTAAGGATTTTAAATACTCATTCCAATCCTTTTTTTGCTGAACAGTAAGGGGTACATATCCAGAAGGTTTTGGAATATTTGCATCTATCTTTATATCTTCTGTACCCGAAGTATATGATTTTATAACAGAAACTAGTTCTGCTGTGTTGTCTGCAGCTTTAATATCTTGTGCTAGTGCCTTCGCTTTATCAGCTGAGATATTAGTTGGGATAGATTTCGCTAGGCTGCTAGCGGTTTGTTGTGCTTTTGCAGGTGCCATAGAAGCTAAAGTAATTAAAGCAGTAGCTATAATCTCTTTAAATCCCTCGTCTAACTGTTCAGTATCTACTTTTTTTTTACCCAGCCTTCTTTCAAAGAATGCTTTAGCATTACTCTTGCAAGTTTTTCCTCGTCAAGTTCTTTTTCTTTGCTTTGCATTTGCTGTTTCATAGCAATTACCTTTTCAATAGGCATCTTCTTCATCATCTTACCTACAGCATCTTTATCCTTTACTATCTTTCCAAGATGCTTCTCAATAGCTTTTAGATGGCCTTGTGCGTCTTTCTCTTTAGCAGCTTGGTCTTTCTCTTCTAACATGGTTTCATGTCCTGTAAGGGCTTCTAATGCAGCCTTAGCAGATTCCATTTGCTTCATTGCCTTAGCAGCAAGCTTTTGTTTCTTAGGATCTTTAGATCCTTCTGACATTGCTTTTAATTTCTCTACGATTTCTGCTACTTGTCCGGCTATTTCTGTACCGGTTGGTTGTTGTTCCATATCTGGTTGTACCATTTCTTCTTCGTTTTCTTTTTCTTTAAGTGTCGACACTTCTTCTGGCTTTATTATTTGTATTGCTTTCTTATTTTTTAACTCTTGTCTAGCCTGTTCTTTATCTTTAATGTCTGTAATACCTGAGTATTCTCCTGTACTAGAAACATATATTGTTTTCTTTTCGTTTAACTCTTCGTTAATTATCTTCTTAATAAGTGCGTCAAGCTTTTGAGTTTGCTTCATTTTTATTACAATTTGTGTATATAAATATCAAAAATACGGTATAAATATATAAATTAAAAACCTTCTTCTATAAATATCTTCTCTAACCTCTTAGGTAACTTGGTATAATTCATATTAAACTTGTCTGGCATAGCTGCTATAATCTTTTTATTGCTGTATGGACTGTTTTTAGGAGTACACCAACGCCTAGAAATAAGCATATAGTTATAAAACATGACATAACTGTTGGCTTTTTTTCTATAACTTAGGATATCTACTGGTAGGTCAAACTTTTTTATGATATCTACGCTTCTTTTTTCATTATCCAGTTCTAAGTCTCTACAGTTTGCTATATGTTCTTCTATATCTGGTACTTCTTTACCTCCTAACCAAGCATCTAACTCAGGCATACTATAATTTACAGACTTCCATAGGGGTATATTATCTACCCATTGGGTCAAATGTCCGTATTCATGCGCTAATATCTCTACAGCATCCTTACGTTTCATGGAACATACCAGAGTTGGCACTGATTCGTCAAAATACCCTGAAGCTTTTATAGAATCTGATATCTTTACGTACGTGGTGTTCCTCAAATCACACTTAACATGATAATGTTCACACTCAGATTTAACGTGTGCTATAAATCTAGATGTGTTTATATTCATGTTATATAATTAAAAAACCCGCCATGTATAAATATGACGGGCTTTTCTTTATTGATTTTGAGTACTAGAAGTTCAGGATCATTCCTGAGTTTCCAAGTGTCATTTCGATAGTTGTATAAGCGTCAGCTGACCAATCCCAGTCTCCAAAAGAACTTACATTCTTAATGAAGGCCTTCTTAATCACCCACTCATTAACTACGTTACCAACAGGATCTACTGCGTTGAAAGTAATATCCTTCCAGTAGAAATCTCCATATCCAGCCCTACCAGTTACGGTTTCGTATCCTAAACGAGCCCATTCCATTACGGCTTGTGCACCTGAAGGGGTTACTGGGTTATAAAGACTAAGGGTAACGTCATTCCACCTACGTTTAGCGCGGAATTTTACATAAGAGTTAATATGATCTATGATCACCTCACCGTCATCGTATCCTATACCGCCTACTTTTTTGATCAAGTATGAAGGGATACCATCGATATACATGATAAACCTGTGTTGCAGCATGGGCTCGAACAAGGTACCCAACATCTCATCTGTACTAAGTAATGCCATTTTATGTTATTTTATTCTATTATAAATATTTGATTATTCAAAACTTACTCCAGTACCTGTGATGTTGAATTCCAACAAGATGAATTCGATAGACTTAACAGGAGACACGTAGATTTTACCTACAAGCTGGTTACGATCAATTACATCGTTAGTATTAAGTGAATCACTTAGATCAATCCTGAAGGCATACAGACCTTGACGAGACTGTACGTTCTCCATGTATGGAGTGATAGCAGAGATCAACTTGTTTCTAGTAGCTGCAGTGTTGTTCTCGAACACGTAGTTAAGAGCTACACCACTGATGTATTCACGAAGATTGATTAACAACCTACGTACATTGATGCGGTTAAGAGCTGTGTCTCTAACTTGTAGAGTTTTCTGACCCCAGATTACTACTCCAGTGTTCTGGAATTTAGCGATCGGGTTAACTCTACCGTTGTAAAGAGCATCTCTATCAGCCTTTGTTAGACGGATACGAGTGTCAATTGCATTACCAAGACCACCACGATTCAAACCTGCAGGTGCAAACCATTCAGCAGCTACCTTATCATTGTAAGCGTAGGCTTGTGGAACTACAACTGTTGGTGGAACGTATATGTCTTTAGAAGTTCCTATGCTACGAACCTTAACCCAAGGGAAGTAAGCAGCGCTATAGCTAGAATCAAGACCAGCTGCAGTAGTTATTGCTGTTACTACAGAAGCATTAAGACTAGTTAGATCACGAAGATATACACAATCTGTGCGCTCTTCTGCTGTGCTTTGAGCTACTGCTGTTACTGATGAGTGATACTCTTCAAGTACACCAGGTACCGCTATAAGATCGAAATTGTAAAGTTCTTTGTTAGCTATGATGTTCAAAGCTTTGATGTAAGCAACAGATCCAGGAGATGTGCTGTTAGTCAAATCATATCCGAACAAGTTACCTTGAGTTATGTCAGCTCCTGATTTCTTAATTACTGTGTAGTTTACACCATCTGTACCACCTTGGAAAGGAAGAACAAACTTGTTATCGCCTGCTGGCTTAGTAAACGCCACGTTAAGACCAGCACCAGCGTTAGTTGGTATTGGGTTTAAGTAGTTATAGTTATCAGAGTTTGCATAGTTAAATCCTGAGAAGGTTGCACTAGATGCTGTACTTTGAACCATTGCAGCTGCTGGTAAGTTTCTTCCAGTAAAGCCGGCTATAGTTTCGTACAAAGCAGCGTGTCCGTTTGGATACAACTGAGGATGTATTGATTTTCCAGATACTCCACCAGCTACCTCTACACGAATGTAGTTAGATACGTTAGCGAAATCTCCAAATTCTAATACATTTAAAGACAATTCATTAAACTGCTGGTACTTATCACCAATCATCTTAGAGATGTAGTTAGCAGCATCTGGGTTTAATGAAAGATTGTTGTACTGTTCGATGATAGAAGGCACTCTATCTGAGTCATTCCATGCACGAACTATGATGCTAAAGCTAGAGTAATCTTTTGAAGTAGCTCCTGCTGTTATATTAGTTACGCATACTTTAACGTCTTTGTTGGTTTTGAAGCCATCAGACCTGTGGTGGAACCTAAATAAAGGAACACCGCTGTCAGAATATACCCATGGAGTTATTGCATGGTCGTAGCCGCTTGAGTTAGAACTAGAGAACTCACATTTACCTGCAAGGTATTCTAGTTTTCCACCAATGTCATCTGCAGAAGCTAATGCGCCACTTCCAGTAATAAAGTTACTGAAAAGTAAATAAGGGAATACTGAACTAGTTGCATAGTTCTCATCTGATCCTAACACCTTTGAAATAAAGATAGCAGATGTTGGATTAAGTGATGCACTAAAAGAAGCAGTTCCTAATACACCGCTGCCAGTACTTGCATGCATTTTAGCACCAAAAGCACTAAAAGTTCCTGTGATAGATCCAGATATACCTACTGTAGGTGTATCATTTTTTGTAGGATACAATACTGAAAGGATGTATGATCCACTTGTGATGGCCACCAAAGTCCTAGAAGAATTGTATACAAATCCACCATTACCAAGTACACGAGTTACTTTAACGGTGTTTCCTGCTTGCAAATAGTTGTAAGCAGTTTGTGGTAGATATGATACATTAGGATCTGACCCAAATAAAGCTGTGTACTGGCTGTAGCTAGACACATCAGTAGGAACGAATGCAGCACCTTTTTCAGTAGGTCCTACAAGGGCTAAACCCGTCTCATTCGTGCCTTGAGTATAATAACTCTGGTCATTTTCGTAGGAGTAAACTCCAGCAGAAAGAATTTGTTCTGTCATTTTCTATAAAATTTGAAAAATATTATTGTTGATACGTTAATAAATATCACTATTTTTCAGCAAAAATGACGAAACCTATTTTATAATAACTCTATTTTTCCCGATTCTATGTCTATTTGACCTTCTCCGTACTTTTCTAGTAGTTGGCTGGTTATTTCTGTCTCCTGCATTCTCAAAGTATTGTAATCTGAAAGCAGTCCTTCCTTGTCTTTAAGTAGTTCTACTTCTTTCTGTTTTAGTAGATTTAACTTGATTTCTATGTCCCCAATGGAGTTTAGGGTACTTCCAAATTTTTTATTAAGATCTTTCAGACTATTAATTTCTTGCGCCGTAAGCGTTTTTTCTGCCATAACTTTAATTTTATATTTCCCATTTACCTAAAGGACAAGCCTCACTACCTGGTAAAGGGGAAAAGATTTTCTTTTTAAGGGGACATCCACATTTACCACAGTAGTGGTAAGCTAATATTTCACTAAGTTTATTTTCCTCACATCCATTACAAATGGAGATTCTATTCTCAGCTTTTTTTTTATCTTCTTCGTTTGGATTCGCAGCGATAATCCAAGCTGAAGCTATTTCTAGTAATTTATTCACCTTCTGGTTTAGATATTAGTTTAAAAAATACTTTAGGTATGTCTTTAGTTAATACACCTTCCAATTCTGGTAGACTGAACTCTCTGTATTCTACGTCTACGGTTTCCTCTAATAGATTTTGATACTCTTTTTGGAAATTATCGTATACAGGGTTTATTTCAGCGGATACTAGCTTTCCTTCCTCATCCAATACCTGATTAATATACATCGGTATAGAAATCCCGCCATTATCATCAGCAGTGCCATGAGTCTTTATTAACTCTTCTCTGAACTTCCCAATCTTTTCTTTTTCTTTTGTTACTTTATCGGCTAGATCGCTTATCCAATACTTCAAAGTGAGCTTAAGTTCCTTGCTTAGTATACCTTCAGCTAATAATTTACCTGTTTGAGGATCAGTATATCCATTTAGCTCTACGTCTAAAGCTAAGATCTCATAGATCTTTAACGTAACTTTTTTCATATATTATTTAATGTTTTTAGAAGAACTCCTATTAGCTGAGGTCTTAGCTGTTGGTTTAGCTGGTTCTTTAGCTTTTGCCTTTTTAGCAACCTTTTTTACCTTAGGCTCCACTACTTCTACAGGAGCGGCGGGGTTTTCTAGATCTGAGTTGAAGTTTGGATTAACTAAAGGTTCTGGTACTTCCTCTACTGCTTTCTTAGAACTGTTAGAAATAATAGCCATTGCTACGATTAAGGCGGCGACTAATACGATAATTACTAAATTCATAAATAATTTTTTTGTTCTATAATAAATATATACAAATATACAATTTTATATTAATAATATATATTTTTTATGGGGTTATTAAAGTCAGGTTTAGTAAACCAGTTACAACTATAAAAGCTGCGTCATTTATATCACTACCCATATTTCCCCAATTTTCATAGTCGGTACCGGCTACCTCTAAGGTATCTTTCAATAATATCTCTGTAATTGTATTGGTCACTGTTGCAGTTTGTTCATCAGGCAGTGATACCTCTTCTTGAACCTCTGTAACAGATATTAAATAATACTTGAATATGGCCTTATCCCTTAAGTTATCATACGATATATTCATATCAAAATAGTTAGCAATCCTATTCTGTCCTTTTACGGGGAATGTATACGGTTGTATTTGTCTCATGTTTTGTCTTTATATATAAATACTTAGGCTATCGTAAATTCTTCATAAGCCTTATTCCATTCGTTATCTGATTCTTTGGGCTCCCATCCAGATATCCAAGGGCCTCCTAAAGTATAATGAAGTATCCCAGCATCTTTTTTTAGGGATTCTTCGTTAACATCTACTAAATGATTCCATTTATTATCCAATTCTCCAATCTCCTCATCTTTCAGCCACTTAAAAGCATGTAAATCTCTTCCTGGCCAAGTGTTTATATTCTCTACTGTTAGACTCTGGTGTGCTGGGTGATCACAGTTTATCAACATAACAGAAGACCAGTTCTTTCTATTATAATACACAGATGCTTGGTCTACCATTTTTACTTCTGATTGACCTACTTTTTGTTGATGCTTGACTACCATTGCAGCGTATTGCGGATCAGCCTGTTCAAATAGCTCATTTATATCTTTTAAAGCAACTATATCACAATCTAAGAATAATGCCCACCCTTTAGTTAGAAAGGGAATAGCAAATCTAGATATAGAAAACTCTGTGGTCTGTGGGGCTTGAGATATGGGACAGTACATTTGACTGCCTCTCCATTCTATAGGTCTATCTAATACATCTTTTATCTCAGCTAGCTTTAAAGAGTGTATTTCTATTTTATTAGGATCAGCTAATCTACTATTAATTGAATGTTCAGCTACATCATAAGCTAATACTTCTCTTGGGTCCCAACCTATATATACTTTATTCTTCATTTTCTTTCATTGTTTTAGGACCTACTACCACATGCAGTTCTGGTCCTGTCATGTATATTTTTCCTACTGTGAAATAGTGTTGTAGTACTGTGTTCCACCAATCCATACCTTGTTGTATTAGATGAGTATTTCTACCATCAGCATATGTTTTTGAAGCTGGTCCTGTATGAATGACGAGATACCCAACTTGTTTGATGCACCGCCTCAAATCTCCTAATACATCTGGTAGTAGTTCCGGTTCTATATGTTCTAGCACATCTGTGCATATTACTATATCTGCTGGACGTGCCGACTCCTCTTTGCCGATTACTCCTGGGTCGTACTCCCATATAGGAAAAGGTAATGCTTTTCCCAAGTACCCTTTACCACATCCATAATCTAAAACTAATTTAGTGTTCAACGCCTCAGTTAACTTAATTACTAAATCAGCATATTTGCCACCACCTATACCATATACAGCATTGTCTTTATGTAATTGTTTATTTAAGTCTGCGTATTCTGGAGTTATTACTTGTGGCTTTTGGAAACCTATCACATTTTTATACTTCTCTTTCTTTTCTTCCGGAGTATGGTTCTTATACATTTCTTGTGTTAGCCCTTCTCCATATAGCGTAGCTTTAACTGCAGGTAATTGATCTAGCTCGTGCAGCACTTGTTTAGATGCTTCTAGCATTCCTGGGGTTGTTATGAATGTTTTATTGTTACACTCTACTTCACAATGTTTTTGATTACCATTTGGATGAGCACCAGCATGTCTATTATCATTTTCTATACTCCCGTCTAGTCCAAATATATGTAGGTTTCTATATCCTAAAAAAGCTGCATTTGTTATGCATCTTAACCCAACATCGCATCCTCCTGTTACTGCCCATTCTCCTGGGGGCATCATAGCTATCCCTTCTTCTGTCGAATCAAATACATGCCAGAGCTTTACATTATACCCTTCTAAATGTTCAAAGTATTTTGGATGACATGCGCTTGCTATTAGATATTGTACATCTTTATGCGGCTGTCCTAGTAATTCTATTTTGTGTGATCTTGGATCTACCTCTACGTGATAGTTAGGAATTATGCCTCTTTCTATTAAGAATTTGTGCGCCCCAGAACAGGACATCACAACTTTAAACTTTTTAATCTCTTCCCATGTGTGATTTAAAGAGGGGCCAAAACCTACAATTGCAATAGGCTCTTCTATTCTTTCTTCATTAAACTCTACCCTATCTTTTACTTTAGATATAGCATATCTTATTTGTTCATCCCTTTTCCATATAGGGATAACATATTTTACATCTTGCTTTTCGTTAATATCAAGCTTTTTCATAACAATTTTATATACGCAAAGATATTATCTTTAGTTGATTCTAGCAACTCTAAAAAAAGAACCTCTAGCAATAACTAAAGTATTAGCAGCAGCTGATGATCTAGCTACAGGGTATATAGCTCCTGTATTTTGTGCATCTATTATTCCATTAACCCTTATAAAGTGAAGACCTGTGGCACCGACAATAGATGACCATACTGCTACGTTTGAATCGCCTGTATCGAAATCACCTACTACCAGTGTAGAGAATGTTGAAGCACCTGTTTGATTGACAGATAAAGACCCGATCCACTGCCCTGCTACCCTGTTTGCTGTAGGCCATACCAGTCCAAAAGAATTACCAGTAGCGGCAGATACGGAATACATTAGTTGTGCTTCAAATGTATATATAACACCAGCACTAACAGAAGTAGTTAAACCCGATATTCCTGCTAAAGTAGCTGTATTAAGAGTGTTTGCTGTACTGACATAAACAGTTGGATTTACTGAGTTGGCCCCCCCTGGTATTGCACTTATCCTATTAGATAAGGCATTAATAGCATTTTGCAATCCTACTTGAGGTGCGCCTCCAGGAGCTAATGCCGAAACAGTTGCAACAGTAGTACTTACTGCAGAGATTGCGTTTGATAGTAAGTTTATAGTAGGACTTGATATACTTTCACTTACGATTAAAGATCCTGAAAAAATACCACTTCCATTAACATCTAACGTAGCGTTTAAAGATCCAGATTTCATTATACCCATTCTGCTTCCAGATATCTTTACATCTGGAGACCCTGAAGCATTTGAAAACAGATAAAGAGATTGGGAGGCTACTCCTGGTTGATAATATGCTGTATTATTCCCTATATATAAATCCCCGCCTGTATTATACAAATATGCGTCTTTTGATGTTCCATAGCTGAACCCCTTAATGGTACTACTGCCATTAATACCCATATCTATAAAGTTACTAGCTTCGGTTCCTATATCCGAATAGGCTACGATATCCGTGGAAGCAGATATTCCGCTATTTAAATTCTGTACATATAATTCTACGTACCCATTTTTATTTCCTATAAACCCGCCTGCGCTATTTACATCTGTTATATTATCTATATCAACAGTAAGACTTCCAGATATAACAACGTTCTGTGTTTTATCTATATATAATACGTCCTTACTGCCAGAAGATATTACGAATATTTGATTAGCAGCGCCTACATCAGATATTTCCATTAGTCCTCCGGTACTTCCAGATACTACTAATATAGCAGATCCGCTTCCTTTAACGTGAAGCACGTTAGAAGATCCAGACATTGCTGTGCTTCCGGTAACCTCTAATCTTCCTAAACTGCCTGTATCTGTGTAAAATATTGCCATATACTATAAATATCTTATTTTTAATTACTAGGCGGTGCCACGTATGGATAAGGCAATGGCCACCCTTCTGGGGTTACATAGGGGCTGTCTTCGCTTACTATAGGCATTGTCATTATAGACGTACTTGGTGCATATGACATAGTATACAACAAGTACAATATTATCATTGCTACAAATATACGAATAACACTTTTACTATTAATTGTTATTGTGTGTTTCATTATTTTATATTAGAAAGTTCCATAATAAGAATTTATTATACCTGTCAACGCCGCTCTATAGTCATATGTAGTAGTACTCTGAGGATAATGGATTACCTCTTGTATGTTTCCACTCCAAGGAAACGATGGAGGGCCACTACCTCCAAAAAATCCTAAGAAGACTGTGCCTAAATCCCCTGTTCCAGAAATTGCAGTTCCTGCAACAGCTGTGGCTCCGTTTGTTGCATTATTCACATAAACTTCTACGTTAGCAGATGTTCTTTGCGCGTAAGCAATGAACTGAGAGGTTCCTGGATTTGTTGGTCCCAAGTCTGTGCCAGTGCCTCCCACTGTGTTAAATCCTATAGATTCTATATTTGTAGAGTTTCTTCTAATATTCTGGCTTACGTTAAGTCCTGTGTAGGTCGTTCTTACCATTAGTCTTGTAGTAGTATCTGCTACTTGTCCAACAGCATAAGTTGACCAGAGTCCACTAGCGTCAGTTATTTTTGATGTTAATGTAAATAGACCGGCTAAACCATTATAAAAAACTGCTGGTCTACCATTCAAAACTCTTAAACTTCCAGAAGATACTATGTAAGGTTCTTGGATTGTTGTGCCCCCAGGAACTTCAGCATTGTCTGTATTATCTACTTGATTATACCATATGTTTACATAGCCGGTACCGCTTCCAACAAAAGTTAATAATGATCCAGTATCAATCAATCCATCTGCTTGGAATCCTATGTCTTGAGTGGTGTTATCGCTATCTCTTCTCACTCTCATACAGAAAGTAGCAGATTCTGAAAGCTTCCTTACGCTAAACGCAGCTGAGGATCCTGTATATATGTCTAATGGAGCCGGTATTGTATACGATACTCTTATAATGGATCTAAACACTCCATCGCGCACTCTAAAAAAACTATTATTAAATCTTAGTGCCATAATTAGGCTGTTTCTCCATGTTTAACTGCCACCCAACTAGTACTTCCTGCTAATGCTGTATTACTATTTGCATTTATCACGAAAGATCCTGCTATTTTACTTTCTAAAGTCCATGATCTAGCATCCTCTCCTGTTATAGCCACTGAGTAGTTTGCATCTGTAAACGCTGCTGCGAAAGTAACTGTGGCTTTCTTAGGGTTACCAGTGAAAGAACTGTTAGCTACCGATCCTGCTTTTGTGGCTAGTCCTCCACCAGACCCACCAGTTGCACTGATAGATGCTGTTGTATTGGTTACAGTAGCTGTTATATTGGTAGCAAACTCTAGATAGGTAATACCTGTGCCTTGTATAACACCGCCGTCAGCTACTGTCAAAGATATAGTAGAACCTGAAGATCCTGATGATCCTGTAGATCCTGAGGAACCAGATGATCCAGTAGATCCGGTAGACCCTGAAGATCCTGTTGAACCTGAGCTGCCTGAAGAACCTCTGCTACCTGAACTACCGCTTGATCCGCTAGTTCCTGAAGAACCATTTTGACCAGATGATCCAGAGCTGCCTGCACTTCCTGATGTACCTGTTGATCCAGCGCTACCAGAAGTACCAGAAGAGCCGTTCTGTCCTGAGCTACCTGATGATCCACTACTTCCTGAAGTTCCTGAAGAACCGTTTTGACCGCTAGAGCCAGATGTTCCGGAGGAACCATTCTGTCCTGAGCTACCTGAAGTTCCAGAAGACCCGTTCTGGCCACTTGACCCACTAGTACCAGAACTACCGTTTTGACCACTAGAGCCAGATGTTCCGGAGGAACCGTTTTGTCCAGAAGAACCGCTGCTTCCAGATGTACCGGTAGAACCTGATGAACCTGTTGAACCGGAACTTCCGCTTGATCCTCT